ATGTGCGGCCGAATCGTCCAGAAGTCAGGCCCCATGGACTACGTGGAGCGCCTGTTCCCCAATCCCCGCCGAATCTTCTCCGACCCGGCCGGGCCGGACTACAACATCCCGCCCGGCAGGCAGCCGCTGGCAATGCACCAGCTTGCGGGCGAGTTCGAAGTCGAACGCCTGCCATGGGGATGGCGCCCCAGCAATTCCAAGCACCTGATGTCGAATGCCCGCCTGGACAAGATCCTGGCCGGCGCATGGCCGTGGAAGATGCTCATCGGGCGCGGGCGGATCCTCGTACCGGCGGATGGCTGGTACGAATGGAAGCCGCTTGCCGACAGCACCAAACCTCCCAAACAACCCTACTTCATTCACTCGAAAGACGATGCCCCGCTGTTCTTCGCAGGCCTGAGTGACTGGAAGCCAGGCGCCGAGAAAGACGAGGCTCACGGCTTTGCTATCGTCACCAACGACGCGGCGGGCGGGATGATCGACCTCCACGACCGCCGGCCGGTGGCACTGCCTCCCGACCTGGCGCTGCAATGGATGGCCCCCGACCTACCCACCGCGCAGGCGGTGGCCATGCTCTCGCAAGGACTCCCCGAAACCGCCTTCAGCTGGCACCCCGTGCGCCAGGAAGTGGGCAACTCCAAGTACAAGCTTCCCGACGCCGTCGAACCTGTCGATCCTATGACACCGGCTTGACCTTCTCATAGAGCGTAATCGCGGCGGCCAGGGACGGCTCCATGCCGTGGCGCGTGCCATTCACCGCCCACACCTCATACTGCCAGCGGTTCTGTGCGAATACTCGGCAGATGGTCCAGCTGCCAGGCCCTGCCCAGTAGTATTCGTCACGCTGCTGCCAGTCCGTCACATCCGCCATGTTCCGTCCCCTAAGGCCAAAATCGGGGCCTAATTGCACCGCTTTGATGGCGAATTATACTGGATATATATCCAGTATTTTTCGAGCAAGATCGTGCAATTCCAGTGCAGCGTCCTACGCACACACCACCTCGGCGAACGCCGCCGCGACAACGATCCAGGCCAGCCCGTCGTGGGCACGGTCCGGATGTACTCGATGCCCCATGACGGGCTGAATCGCCACGTACCGCGCCTGACCATGGAAAGCTTGGCCAAGTTTGGCGCCAGGATCCCAAGCGCGATCCCCGACTTGCTTGACCCAGTGTTGCTGACCTTTGGATCGGACCGGGGCATGATGGTCTGTGGCTTCGAGGAAATCGCCGGTGTGCGCTACTACCAGGGGTGGTGGATGCAATGGGTCACCGAGTGAGCCTCACATCACCACGAGGCCATTGGCCATGATAGATTTATCACGCTCGCGACGCCCATGCCGGCCGCCGCAGAGCACTCGCCTCAGCCCCTCACGGGCTGGGGCGTTTTCAACTCAGGCCGCAACTCCGCTCTCTCAGAAGTGGCGCAATCACTCAAACAACAGCCACGATACTTTCGGCATGACAGGAAACGGCGCGAACTCAAATACAACGTGCGCGCCTTTGACTTTCACTAGACGCCGGTATCTCTCCGGAGTTGGTTGAATAGGGAAGTCTCACCGCTCGTGCCAGGAAGAAAATACATAGAATTAAACGACTCACTCTCCAGCTTGACCCTGGAAAAGTACTTGGAGTACCTAGATCTCGAAACGATCGGATTCTCCAAATCCGCCACCGGACGCTCGCGAAGATAAACCAATTTAAAAAATTTAGAAAATGCACGAAACCCGTTCGTTCGCGCCAACATTGCGCCCCTCTCTTTAGAATCCCATGCCTCGGGCCACTGCTCCTTCACAGCGGCAAAATATTCAAACAATATTCTCGCAATATCAGTATCTCGTTCTTTTATCCACAAATGACGCAAAGGAGTGCTTTCATATCGAACATCCTTCAACGACAGCTTTTTTCCTTTCGCCAACTCAAAACGATCTGTCTCTGGGTCTCTGGAGATTAAGGGCAGAATCGCGTTAACCACAGTGGCTTGGGCGAGGGTCTCGACTCCAGGCTGGCGACCAGGTGTAGCAGTACCCAAGCGCTTAATCTTCTGATACAACGGACTTTTCTGAGCGCCGTCTAATGCAACAACAATCTCATGCGCGCTGCGCTGAGGACTTCGAGCCTTAGCATAATCCAATAAATCATAGACCAAGCTTTTATTGACCTTAGTCTGTGCCAAATTAACGGTTGCGAATATATACGCCTGGTCGGCAATATCAGCATCAACGAATATTGAAACTGGCACATCGAATGTCTCGTGCTCAACCAGCGCTTTCAGGCCTTCGACGCGATGCTGTCCATCCAGGATATTGGCTACCTTTCCTAGCGGAATAGGCTCACCCGAACTTTCGTCAATCCCTTCATGCAGGGTTAGCGTGCCTCTTTTCTCATCGAAGGTAGCGCACGAACTTTTTACCGCCAACACTACGGAAGTAGGGAAGGTTGCATCAACCGAATTAACAAATTTTCCAATCTCAGCGACCCGATCCGCCTTCAACTCCCGTTGAATACCCACGTAGCGATCGAGTTCCTGCTCCATGTGTCGCAAATCTGCAGAAGATATTTCCACCAAATCTCGAGCCGGAATACTGGCGAGAAAAAAAACACCTATAGGCTGTTCGACTGGAATGGCTCGAAAAGCCTCTAACTCCGCTCTATTCTTCATGAATCCAGCTCCTGCGCCATTGCCTTGCCGCCTCTAGCCGCAATATCACTTGCATCAACATGCGGCCCCTCTTTAACACTTTTCTGAAATACAAGGACGCCGTACCAAATCGCAATCGCAAACAAAAAGCTTCCCCAAGCAAACGGAATCAATACTCGCTGATTCAACGTCATTCCAGTTTTTGCGAGAGCAAAAACAATAGCACTCCCCAATATAAGAGCGCATTGCAAGAACAGGATCCAGGTAAACCCTTTTAAGTATTTTCTTGCGCGAACATTGACAGCCATATACCACAAAGTCGGAGTAATTACCGCCAATATATATATCAAAACTTCAGTGGGATTTATGCTACTTGCCAACCGCTCCCATATGCCGCACATTGAAATCTCGGCATCCCGATCGATTAAAAATGCGATGAACAGCATAATTCCCAAGGAGAGATTCGACACAACAAGAGTGAAAACAACCTCCCCTGCTGCGGACCACCCGGGTGTCTGCAGTTTTCGTGCCATCTTAGATTTTATTTCGTCCCAAGTGTCCATTTTTTTTAGTAGCAACGAATCACAAGCTCTTGGAAATTACCTCGTGCACTTGCCTTACCCGCAATGACTCCACTGCGGGAAACATACATTTGCTCGAAGCCTGCATAAAGCGCTCGGACAGAATCGTGTGCAGCATTGGTGACTAACACTTTTGCCCCACGACGCACCGCCCGACTCACCGCCTGCATCAACCTTTCTTGGTCACCCCATGAAAACAACACCTCGTTATATTTCACAAAGCCGTTAAAGTTGTGAGCTACGGTATAGGGCGGGTCAACGAATACAAAATCGTTTTTTTGCGCCCGATCAACAACAGCCTCGAAGTCCGAACACAGCAAAGACACGCCATTCAGCGCCCCCCCCAATGCTTCAAAGTCATCCGTATCCATCACAACAGACGTCTTCGTCCCAATTGGAACGTTGAATTTTCCCTGAGCATTGACCCGGTACAGCCCGTTCCAGCACGTTCTATTTAGATAAAGAAATCTGGCCGCCCGCCCCAGCTCAGAGCGAGGGACAGATTTTCTCATATAATAAAAATACTCTTTTGAGTGCAGCCTTTGATGGCGAAGCAATTTGCGCTGCATGCCATACGGATCCGATCGTATTACCGAATAAAGATTAATCAACTCCGGATTTACATCAGCGAGAATTGCCTGTTTCGGACGCAGCGTGAAGAAAAGAGCCCCCGATCCCACAAATGGCTCTATATAACCATCGTAGGAGTCTGGGATTAGATGCCGATAGTTGGTCACAAACCATCGCTTCCCCCCCGCCCATTTAAGAGGGGGAACAAGCTCTTTTTTTTCAATCATCAGTTTAGATATATTTCAATTCGTGTCCGCATCGAGTTTACACAATTATTCCGCAATGGTGGTCGCACGCATCTATCGAGAAGATCTTTGCATGATGCTCACCTCACGCGGGAAATTAGCGGCGAGAATCGTTGTACACCCGCTCACAGGTCAGTCCCGCGACGCGGGCACGGTCTGCAATGCCCGCAAGCGCTTCAGCTCGATCGACAGCGCGGCCGAGCATGTAGGCGAGCAGATCGACGGCAGCGGCTCCTGACGGGCTTCCGTCGGCAAGGGCGGGGTGTTCGGCTGCTGCGGCGCGAGCCAGCGTGTTGGCACGGGCGCGCAAGCGGTCACGCTCATCACGAGCGCCAGCAGCATCAGTAGCCGCGGCAGCGGCTTGTTTCTGGGCATCATCACGGGCAATCTCCACGGCGGCCATACGCCGCCTTTCTTCATTCCTGACAGCCTCGACGGCGGCCACCGTAGCCTTGGCCTGGGCCGCTTGATCTTCCGCGTGGTCGGCACGCACCTCCGCCAACTGCGCCGTATAGCGCCAGGCCTGGGCTGTCCAGGCCACGCCACCAGCAGCAACCGCCCCCACCACCACCGCAACGGCATACCCCCGCCACCCCACCAGCAGGCCGGTCATCTTCATCATGCTGCTGCCGCCCAGCCGCGCGGCAGCTGAAAGTGAGGACCGTCCTTGAGCGACTTCCAGTCCCCGCCCCACTCCACCGGCGTGCCCTGCTCGGCCGCGCAGGCCTTCACCACGTCGGCCAGGCGGCGGAATTGCTCCCAGTCGCTCCACGGAATCGCGCCACCGACCAGCGGCGCCAGGTCGACGGCGTGGCCATAGCCGTCCTGCTGGCGCAGGTGCAGGCTGTTCTGCGTCTGGCTGGCGCCTTGGGCGACTAGCTCGCGCTGGCGTTCGGGCGAGCGCAGACCCTCGACTACCGTGAAATCGACCGCGGTGCGTTGGATCGCCAGTTTGACGATTTCGACAAGTCGGGGGTGTACCCCGTCCAGGCGCTGCAGGCTGCGCGCCGAAAGGCTGAATGCGAACATGATGGCTCCTCGAAAAAAGCGCGCCGGAGGGCGCGCGGGTGTTGGATCAGGTGGTAGGCGTCAGGGACGGGCGCTGCGGGCGTGCTGGTCGGCCAGCGCGGCCAGGCGGTTACGGGCGCGGTACAGCAGGTCCAGCTGCGCGCGCTTCTCGTCGGCCGGGATGCTCGCGCGCTCGAGCGCCTTGATCTTGAGATTGACGTCCCGCAGCTGGCTGTCGGCAGCCTTGAACAGTGCGCGCAGGCGCATCTGGTCGTCGCCGGCCAGCTCGCGGGCGCGCTCGAGGTCGCCCAGCTCGCGCGCCTGTGAAAAGGCGGCGTAGACCTGGTTGAGTTCGCGCTGCTCGTCATAGAACCGCTGGATGTACTTGCTCGAGCGCGGGTCGGATTCCTTCACGAAATCGCCGACTACGAACCAGTTATCCAGGCGGCTCAGGTCGCGGCGCGGATTCTCGGGCAGGCCCGACAGCGGCCTGGCCAGGTGATCGGACACGTTCAGCGCCTGCGTTCCCAGCCAGCCGAAGTAGCCGCGCACCAGGTGTTCCAGGCGCTGCGGCGACAGGCCCAGCGCCTTGCCCAGCGCCACCGCCCCGGCCGAGGTCGACGCCGTGAAGCGATCGCCGGCCGGCAGGCGCTGCTGACCGACGCTGTCGATGTCGCGCTCGCGGAAGGAGTCGTAGTTGAACGCCGCTTCCATCGCCGGCTTGACCAGCTGCGGGACCGGGTTCATCGACAGCTGCTCGCTCAGGATGGCGCCCACCGTCCGGCCGAAGTCGCGCAGGCGGAAGTCGTCCCCGCCAAAGGCCAGCTCGGTGCCGCGCTCGACCACACTGCCCAGGGCGCCGATCTCAAACGGCTTCGGGATGTAGACGAAGTGGTTCGTGCCCGGCAACTTCGTGATCCAGAACGAATTGCGCGCCCAGTCGGGCAGCTGTTTGTAGTCGTCGTCGTCCTTCATGCCCAGGTACAGCAGCGCCGACGCCATCGCCACGGCGCCCGTTACCGCGGCGAACCGGGCAGGATCCGCGGCCGCGCCGCGGCCCAGCTTGTACATGCCCTGCAGGCGTGCGTTGAAGAATGGCACCACCTGCGACAGCATCCGCACGGCGGAGAACGTGCCGCCGGCGGTGAAGTCCATCAGGTCGCGGGCGGCATAGCTGGCCTCCAGATGGCTGCGGCCGGCCTTGCGTGCCTGCTGGTAGATCGCCGCGCGGTTGATCGTCTCGGATCGGTCGCCAGTTTCCTGATACCAGTCGAAGGCCTTGCGCAGCGCGCGGCCCATGCCGGCCGGCGACGTGATGACGTCGTCGGGATGAGCGCCCAGCTCGTCGACCAGGCGCTTCACGTTGCGGGCGTTGCCGTCGTTGAAGGATCCGAAGCGCACCGCCCCGCCCCCAGCCATGAGCCGGCGCCAGGTGTCGCTCTCGGCGCCGGTTGCCTTCCACCCTTCCACCAGGCTCCGCAGCGGATTGGTGGACAGGTTGCTGTCGATCGCCATGGCCTGGATCGTGTCGCGCAGCAAGTTGCGCACGCGGAAGGTCGGGCTGATGGTCACCCCCACCGTCAGCGCGTGCTTGAACTTTCGCGCCGCCTTGGTGAATGGGTCATTGGAGCCGACGTAATGCAGCGACGTCAGCGCGTTCAGCACCAGCGGATCGGATACCTGGTAGTGGCGTTCCTGGCCGGCGAACATGGCGCGCACGCTGCCCCGCTCGGCCTGGCGCACCCGCGTGGCGACACCCAGCTTTTCCGCCTCCTGCAGCGCGCCCTGCGCGGCCAGGTTCTTCATGCTCGCGGACAGCAGATGCGACCAGTTCGACACCGTGTTGGCGACCAGGTCGCCCAGCTTGTCCGTGCCGCCCTTGAGGCGCTTGTATGCGTGCTGGCCCACCAGGCCGCCGATCTGACCGGGCCCCATGGTGCCGGTAGCGTCGTCCTCCATCACCCGATAGAACGGCACATAGAACTCGCTCTCCCACAGCTTGCGCGAGCTGGGGTCGACCAGGCCGGCCTCCTGCGCCACGTCCAGGACGGAGCGCTGCAGCTCGTTGAACTGGCCCAGGGCTTCGCGGTAGACGGTGGCGCGATCGCGGCCGTCGGCCATCTTGCCCTGAGCCAGGCGCTTGCCGGCCTCGATATCGTCGGGCGTGAAAAGCCGTTCGCGCGACGCGGGCTCGGCCTTGGCGCCGGGCCACTTCGCCGCCTCGGTGCGCGCGGCGGCCTCGTTCGCAAAGCGCTCGGTCACGCCGTTGTCGAACCGCACCTGCCATTCGGCAGCCAGGCGCTCGGCCCGGTTGGCGGCGATCCAGGCCATGAAATGGTCGTGTTCGCCGTTCAAGCCGGCCAGGATTTCCGCCAGCCCCTTGCCGCCGGCAGTGTCCAGCGCGCCGTCCTGCAGCTTGACCGCGCCGTGCCGCACCAGGTATTCGGCGGCGCCGTCGGCGCCCTTGGATAGGCGCGCCTGCATGTAGGCGGTGGCGCTGATCCCCTTGAGCGGCGCGAACTGATCGAAAATGCCCTGCACCAGCTTCGCCTGCCAGCGATCGGACGCCTTGGCCAGGCGCGCCTTGATGGGTTCCTGCTCCGCCCACGCGCCGATCTTGCCCAAGAATTTGTTGCGTTGGCGCCGCTCGATGTCGGACAGCGTCTCGCCCGGGCGCTCGATCTTGGCGCCGCGCTTGGGCTCGCGGGCCGCGCCGGGCTGCGCTGGCGGGGTGCCTGCGGTCGCCGCGGCCGCGCGCGATTCCACGAGCTCAGAAGTACGAAGCCCCGCGGCTGGCGGGGCTTTCTCGTAGCGGCGGCGCGACTCGAGCGCGCCAGGATCGAACACCCAGCCGGCCCGTCCCTCCCTGTTGACGATCGCCGCGATATCTTCTACCGTAAAACCTCGCCCTGACGGCGTCTGATCTGCGCCCGCTTTGGAAGCGGGAATGCTTACGGCAGACGTGTTGTCGGGGCGTTTTGCTTCCACCACCTCGGAAAGATCGTGGTCGTAGAAAAGGTGACCGTTGGCGTTTTCCTTCACGACCAGACGCGCCAGGTAGTCCTGGCCGGCGATCTCCACCGGCGCATACAGCGTGTGCACCTGGCTGGTAAAGGGATCACGCTGCTTGTTGCGGTTGGCTTCCGAATGGCCCAGGATGGCCTGTTCGATCAGGCCCGGCAATGCCACCATGGACTGGACCTTGCTGATGCGGGCGCTGCGTGACAGCGATTCCTTGATGCCGCGTTGGCTGACCTGCACCGCCCAACCGGTCGCGCGGTTCACGAAATTTTTCCCTTTCAGGTTCTCCGCCGCCCAGGTGCGCGCGGCATCGCGCAGCTCCTTGGCGCCCAGCTCGGCCGCGCCCAGCTCCTCGCCGGTCAGCACGGTCACGGCGGCGCCGGAGGTGTCTGCCCCGCGGCTGGCCGCCATCGAGGCGGCGGCTTCCTGCATGCCGGCGCTCACTCGCGCCGCCGGCGCACGCTGCAAGAACCGGCCGGCGTCGACGACCATCTTGCGGATGTCGGCGTTGTTCAACTGCAGGTTCAGGCCCAGCCGCCGCAGCGCGGCGCGGATCATGCCGTAGAGACGTTCCAGGAACACCGGGCGCTTGCCCTGCTCCGCCATGCGCGCCAGGACTTCGCGGGCGCGGTTGGCGGCCGAATAGTCCGGATAGCGCGCCGTCACAGCCTCGAAGGTGGCGTAGTGCGGATGGTCCGGGCCCGCGTCGCGCGGGATGTGCGCGCCATCCGGCGCGCGAGCCAGACGGCGCACGTCGGCCAGCACGTCGCGGAAGCGATCGCCCAGAAGCGCCTCGACGCCGAAGTGGCCGACAACCTCATGCGCCAGCACCTGCTGCAGGCGCTCCGCCGTGGGCACGTTTTCAGCCACCAGGTAGATCCGGCCGCCATCGCCCGCCGGGTAGTAGGCTCCCTCGGCCATCACGGACGGTTTCGCCCCCTCGGGAATCTGGTCGACGCGCTCCACAACCGACACGCGTAGGGCGGCTGCGCCCGGCAGCTTGCCCATGAAGTCGGCCGCCAGGCGCCGCGCTTCGGCAGGGTCGACACCCTGCCCGCCGTCGCCCCGACTCTCGAGCGCAATCCGGCCATCCTCGCCGGGCACCTGATCCACCGTCTGAAAAAAGCGATCGAACGCCGCCCGAATCTGCGGGATCTCGGCGGCGGTCGGGTACGGGTAGGCCAGCTCGTCGCCGAAGGCCTTCTCCGGCACCACGTTGGCCAGGTAGTCGTTGGCGGCGCCCTGGTCGGCCAGCTTGGCGATCACATAGCTCTCGAACGCCCGCGCGGACAGCTCGCGGCCGGTGGACCAGTAGTCTTTCGCCTTGCGCTCATCCAGCTTGCGCGACCGCTCTCGCATGCCGATCAGGCCGATCGTCTGCTTGAGCGCCCCGAAGGCCTCGGCCATCGCGGGCCGGATGCCGGTGGTGGCAGCGCCTGCTTCTGAGGCGTACCCGGCCGACGTGCCGCCACGGCGCGAGAAATAATTGTCCAGGCCGTGCCACCATTCATGCGCGAGCGACCCCGCGCCGCGCTTCTTCGTCAGGTTGATAACGACCTGGCCGGGCTCGTAGTGCGCCATGGGGGCATCCTTCCCGCCGGCGCCGCGCGCGCCGAAGGCCAGGCCCAGCTCGCCATTGAGCGACAGCGCACGCGCCGGCACGCCGATGACGCCAGCCAGATCCATCAGGGCATTGTAGGCTTCGTTCAGATCAGCCTGGCGGCGGCCGCCCTCGACATAATTGCCGAACTGCACCCCACGAAAGCCGAAGGCATCGCTGAACTGCGCCGGCGTCACGTCACCGCCATCCCGGTGGTCCACGCCAACCCGCGGCGCGTTCGTCTCGCGCCGGTGCGCCGGGACGTCCTTCAGCTCGTCCAGCCGCTGGGTCAGCTGCTCCTTGTTCTCGGCCAGGTAGGCGCGGGCGGCCTTGACGTCATCGAAGTGCTGCAAGTCGATGTAGGTCCGACCGACCTTCTTGCCGATGTAGAAACCAGGCATGCGCGGGCGCGAGTAGATATCGAAACGCACCTCACGCGCCGGCGCCGGTTCGCCGGCCTGCCTGTCCATCTCGCGTTTGAAATCGGCGATGGCTGCCGCGGCGCTGTCGCCCTTGGCGGCGATCTGCGGCCAGTTGCCCATGCCGGTGGACGCCTTGCGCTCTACGGTCCAGATCCGGCGCGGCGGGTCGAACCTCTCGCCGGCGAAAACGCTGTAGTCTGCCGACCGCAGGGACACGCCGCGCAGGGATCGATCATGACCCACGGCCTCGTACAGTTGGGCCCGCCCGTAGACGTCGCGCAGATCCTGCGACTTATCTAGGATGGCGCGCACGTCGGCGCCCCTGATCCTGCCCGCCAGCAGCTCGCCGGAGAATTCACGCAGCCGCTGCACCTGGTCGACCCAGCCCTTGAGCTTCCATCCCTTGCGCGGCTTGCTGGGAATCTCGTCGCGGCTGGCGTGCACGAGCGCCACCAGGAACGGGTCGGCGCCGTCCTCGAGGAGCTTGCCGTAATTCGGCTCCGGCCACGTCTCGGCCAGGGCGTGATCGCGGATCGGCAACGCCTCGGCCTGGCGCATGCGCTCGGCGTACTGCTCGGCGTAGTGTTTGCGGGCGCCCTGCAGCGTCTCGCCGAAATCTTCGATGCGACCACCAGGACGGGCGGTCGGCTCGCTGGCCGCGGCGGGGGCTTCCGGGGCCGGTGCCAGTTCCTGCTGGCCCCGCGCTGCGGCTTGGTCGGCCGCCCGGTCGCTGCCGGTCAGGACAAAATCGTCGCGCGCGGCATCAGCTGCGCCGCGCTGGTCGGCCTCTCGGGCCTCGATGGTGGCTTGTTGCTGCTGGGCGGCCTGCTGGCTGGCTGCCGCCCGGAGCCCGTCAGGCGTCGGGCTTTCGAGGGTCAGTCCTTGCGGGCCGCCTTGGCGATCACCTCCTGCGCCTGCTCCATCGCTTCCCGCTCCTGGCTGTTGCGAAGGGCGCCGAGGATCGCCATCGTCCCGCCGACCAAGCGCCGCTGCTTGGGACTTAACGGCTTGCTCGAATGCTCCGGCGTCTCCGTCGGCTTGGATTGAGGCTCGCTCGATGATGGCTTCTTGGGTAGGGACATCGGTAATTCCTTGCTCGCTCAGGTAGACCGCGGCATCGAATTGCGCCGCCAGCTCCTGCATGGTCGTGTCGGCCGGCATGGCGTCGATCGCGCCAAAAAGATCCTCGGCCAGCTTGTTTTTATCCTTGGCATCGCTGAACCGTTCGGCCTGGCGCTCAGCATACGCGCGGCGCGCCGCCTCGTCCATCTGCTCGAGCGAATAGACCGCCTCGCCCTCCAGCGCCTCGCGCACGCGATCCATAGCCGTGCCCGCCAAGTCGACGGTGTCGCCCTCTATAGGCAGGTAACCGGCCTGCTGCATGGCTTCCACCAGGCGGTCGGCGTCCATGCCACCCTGGCGGAACAGGCCGGGCGCCCGCCGGTTGGCCAGGTGGGCGCGATCGCCGTAGATATCGGCTGCCAGCTCGGGGCGGATGCCTCCGGCCTGGCGCACCATCTGCAGGAAGTCGCGCCGCGCGCCGCGCGCAAAGTCGGCCGCAGAAGGTGCCGGCGCCTCGCGCGGGGGTTGGCCGGTGCGCGGCCGCGCCACAAAGCCGCCATCCACCGGTTCGACGTCGGCATTCCCGTGCAGCGTGGCGGCGCGCTGGGCCGCGCCACGGGTCAGGAAGGGGCGGCCCCCCTTGGCGGTAATGTCGGGCTCGGCCACCAGCGTACCCAGGCCGGATTCCGACGCGGGCTTCGTCGTGTCGCCTTCGTCGATCCAGCGCTTGAACGTGGGCACGTCCATCTGGGTGATCTTGCCCATGCCACGCCAGTCCGGCGTGTAGCTGTCGCGGTAGGCGCGCTCGGCGTCCTCGCGGGTGTCGTAGCCCAGCATCACCTTCGCTTCATCGAACCGGCCGCCAGCAGGATCGACCTGGTCAATGACGAACACCGGGCCGGCGAAATCGGGCGTGGTGCCAGGGCGAACGAATACGTCCACCTGGTCGCCGTCGGCGCCCTGAGTCCGACGGATGTAACCATAGTGGCCCGCCATCCGGTTGGCCCAGCTGGTGCCGTCAGGGGACGTGCCGCGGCGCTCCGACCCCTCGGGATTCTCGATCGAGATATCCAGGCCGGCGATGCGCGTGCGCCCGACCTTGTAGTTGCCGGCATCCTTCTGGGCGTCGGTCGGCTCGGGGCGGTCGTTCGTCGGCGACGTGGCCGCCTCGTGGGCTGCGGCGTCGGTTGCCGCGCCGGGGTGGCGCTCGCCGGCGGCCGCGACATCGGGCGTCATGCCCATAGCCGCCTGGCGCGCCAGCTCGGCGTCACGCTGGCCGGCGGTGGCCGCCACGCCCTCGCCGTCGACCTGATAGACCGGGGCCGGCAACGCGCGCCGCACCGGCGCACCGGACAGCGCGGCGCTTACCGCTGCCTCCAGCTGCGCCGCGTTGTAAGGCTGCATGGCGTTCTCGTGGCGGATGATGGCGGCGGTCAACCCGGTCAGCGTCGCCGGGTCGCTCAGATCCAGCTGCTGGTTGGGTTCCACGCCCAGCGCGCGCGCCACCTGGCCCACATATGCGCCGGTGTCGTTTTCAGACGGCGGCGCCCACCGGTTCAAGATTCCCCGCACGGTGTCCAGACCGTGCTGGCGCTGGTAGGTCAGCAGGTTCATCCCGATCGCGCGGATACCATCCTCCGGCGTGGCGAAGGTGGCAAAGCGCGGATCATTGCCCTCGACTTCACCTTGAAAGCCGGCGCCCCTCTGGATGTTGCCGGGGTTGTTGTTGCGGATCCCGCGCGGCGCGTTGGCGGGCATGCGCCACGAGTCGCGGGCGACGAAGCCCTCGCCAGCGGCATACCCGTCCGGCGCCGGCAATGCCGCGCGCTGGATCGGCCCGTCCAGCACGGGAAAGGCCTCCGGCCCCTCGAGCGCCGCCGGCCCGTCCATGGCCTGGCGCAGCGAGTTGCCCGGCATGGGCTCGGCGAACAGTTCAGACAGCCGCACGAAGCGGCCGCGGCCGTCGGCCGTCCGGATTCGGGCCAGCTGTTCACCGCCGGCGCGCGCGGTCGCGGCGTTGCTCTCCACGCCCAGGAACTCGACGGGCAGCTCGCGGCCGTTCTGCCGCAGGTAGACCTGCTGGCGCGGCGCGAAGCCTGCGGCCTGGCCGTCTGCATTCGCCGTGTCCGTGGCAGCCGGCGCGCCCTCGGTGCCGCCGCTGCCCTCAGCTGCCGTCGGCGCGGCGCCAGCGGCCTGCTGGTCGACCGCCGCCCCAGGCCGCACGATGAACCCGTTTTCGTAGCGCAGCACCTGCGCCCACTCCCCCAGCTCCTCGGCACGCTGGCGCGCGGCGCTGGCCGTCACGAACGGCTTGCCGCTGGCGTGCATCACGTCGCCCGCCTCGAGGCTCGGCGCCGACGGCACGCCGCGGTGGCGCACGCCTTCGGTTGCGCCATGCACAGCGCCCGGCCCCATGCCTGCGACGAAGCCCAGCGCCGCGTTGCCGAAAGACCCGGCCATCGGGTCCAGCGCCATGCCCGCGCCGGCGTTGATACCCTTCTGGGTGGCATAGCCCTCGCCGACCTCCTGGACGGCTTCCTCGGTGCCGGCCAAGGCGGCCTTGCCCAGGGTCTGCGCCACCACGCCGCGATCGCCAAGCACGCGGCCCGCCGGCGACAGGATCCGGCCGGTCGCCGCGCCGCCGACGGCGGACACAGGCAGCGTGCGCACGAATGCGGCATTCTCGGCGTCGGCGCGCACCCGGGCGCGCGCTTCCTCCGGCGTCACGCCCTGCGCGATCAGATCTCGATATGCGGACGATGCAGCGGCCAGTTGCTGGTCGTCCAGGCCGTCGATCGTTTCTCGCGCCTGCTCGATCGCATTGCCGCCGCCCATGGCGCCGCCAGCAGCAGCGCCTGCGGCCATGCGGGCCCCGACCCCCAAGGGGCCGGCAGCCACCGACGCGAGGACAGGCAGCGCGCTGGAACCGCCGGCGTTCAGCGCCTGCAGGGCCAAGCCCGATGCTGACGGGTCGCGGCCCAGCGTCCAGGTTTCTGGCTTGTCCAGGTCGCCGCCCGGCTGCGAGTCGGCCTCACGGCGCTTCGCCTCTGCCGTGCGCGAATCCAGCACGCGTTCGCCCAGGCGATGCGTTGCATCCGCCGCCCCCTCCAGGGGGTTGGTCGGGATTTCCAGGCCAGCATCAAAGGCCTGGTTCACCGCCGTCACGCCGACACGGCCCAGGCCTTCGGCAACCTTCCCCACGCCGCGCACGGCACTGCCGGCGCCCTTGATCGCGCCGCCGGCGAGCGTCTTGGGGAAGTCGACGAACTCAATGCCGCCGCCATCCTGCTGCGCCCGCGTGTAGTCGGCTACGCGGAAAGTGAACGGCAAGGGCTTGCCGGTGGCGCCCGCCGGCGCACCGGCGTCCGAGAACTGGACATCCAGGTCGGCGCGGACCTGATCGCGGCGCGCTGCCACGTTGTCTTTGAACTCGATCCCGTCAGCGGGATTTTCAAAGTTTTCCATCTATTCCCTCTATTCTGCGGTGGTGCGGCCCATGGCGGCGCGCGTGAATTCGGATCCCTCGGTGGCACGGGCCCAGCGTTCGGCCGCGGCCTGCTCGGCCACGCGGGCCAGCTCGACATCGCGCTCGGCCTGCTGCAGCTGCGCAGCGTGCCTCGCACGCGCCTCCTGGCCGGCTTTCAATCCGGGCGGGCTGGAGCGCAATTGGCGCACGAGGGCTTGTGCCTGGCGCAGCTCGGCGCGGGCGGTATCAAGCTGAGCCCCCTCTGCGCTGTCGGCCGCAGCCGCTCGGGGGTTGGCGGCAGCAGGCGCGGCGCGGCCGGCCGGCGCTGGCTTGGCCACACTCGGCACCGGCTGTGCTGGCCGAGATGCATCGGCCGGAGCGGCCGCGGCCGGCGCCGCCTGGCCTTCACCCTGAGCAGGCGCTGCCACCAAGCGCGCCCGGATTTGCTCCTGCACCGCCTTGGGCACGACGGACACCGGTAGGCGCACCAGCTGGCCCTCGTGCTCAACACCAAAGCCGAACTGTCGATCGCCCAGCCGGATAGGCGTGATTTCGGCGGTGCCGTCCTGCACCTGCTGGGCCAGCGCCGCCAGGTTCCCCGCCGTCAGTACCTCGCCGGCTGGCGTGCCGGCATTCAGGCGGTTGATGTTCTCGCCGGTGGCGATGATGCCGCTCACCAACTTGCGCTGGTCATCGCCCAGCCCGTCCAAGCTGTCCACCTTGAAAATGCGCATGACGTGGTTGGCGAAATCCTTGTCGGAGGTCGTCATCCTCGGCTTGCCGGCCTCGCTGCCCTGCGCGCCGACGCGCAGGCCGCCCTGGCCGTCGGGCGTGTACAGCGTCTGGTCTTTCCCCAGAATGCGAGGCTTGGCCGCCTCCTCATCCTTGCGCAGCTGACTGGCCAGCACCTGCTCGCGGCGCTTCTGCTCGGCATCGAAAAGCAGCTTCGCCTGCTGCGCCACCATCGCTTGCTGCGCCTTCGGGTCGCTGATGCTGCGCACGAAGGTCTGCAACATGTTCTCGGTGATAGGCTGCTGCACCGGCTTGCCGGTCACGGTGTCCACGCCGACAAAGTCGTACACCGGCGCGCCTCCGGCCTGTTCACTACGGCGATTGATCGCCTTCACCTCGATGCCTCCCGGCATGAAGCGGTTCACGAAGGGGACATAGGCGTTCGGATCGCCGGTCAGCTGGTAGCGTCCCTGCGCCGCAGCAAAGGCCTGTTCTCGGTGCTGGCCGACGTATTTCTCGCGATCTGCCAGCAGTTCCATGGCTCGGCCTGGCTCTCCCAGCTCCAGGGCTTTCCGATATGCCCGCGTCAGTCCGTCCGCGACCTCTCCGAAATCACCCGCCCCGAGGTAATCAACGGGCGAAGGACTTTTTTTTTGCGCCATTGCGGCCGATTGCCCGGCACTCGGCAGCCCGGCCTGGGTAGCGCCCAAGCCCGCCCCGCCCGTCGATACATCGGCCAGCCCCAACGACTGGGCGGTTGCCGTGGCCGGCGCTACCGGAGCGCTGGTAGCGACAGGCTGCAGGCCTGGCCCGCCTCCCATCGCGTCCCCAGCAGCCACCGCCTGCGGTCCCTGCACCGGCTCCAGCCCCGCAGGTGCCTGCAGTTGGTCGCGGGTTCCTCCCATCGCCGCGGCAATCTCCCGGTTCACACGCTTCTGCCGGTCGGCCTCCTCACGTTCGCGCGCCCGATCCTTGGACACGTCATAAGCCTGGGCGATTGCCATCCCATTGCGCAGGCCATCGGCCAGGCCACCCGCAAAGCTTCCATTCATCGCCATCAGATCCTCTCCAGTCCAATCAGGCCGGCCGACAAGTCGCCCGACAACGCCGGCGGCAATGCACCGCCCCCTTCTTCCGCGGGCGCCGCAACGGGCACCAGGCCGGGCTTGGCACGTCGCCGTTCCAGTCGATCCACCTTTTTCGCCAACGCCCGAATCGCGGCGTGGTGCTGCCCGCTCACACTGATCATGTCCAGGCCAACCCCGCCCGGGGCGACCTCGTCACCAAATTGCGCGTGCATGTCCTCGGCGTAGGGACCGACGTGCTCCCCACCATCCGCCACGCCGGCGCGATATTTCCACCGCTCTACCGGTACTTTCGTAAGGCCGGCCAGTGCCTCGTCGTCGTCCAGCGGTTCCCCGTCCTCTTTCAATTCCTTCGACGAGAACGCCATGGCGCCAGCCATCAGCCCAGTGCCCAACAGCGAACCGAGGCCAGCCTGACTGGCAGAGTTCGCGTTCTGCTGCATCTGCATCTGGTTGAGCCCCATTTGCCCCATGGAATTGAATGCACCGCTTGCAGTCCCCAGCAGCCCCTGCCCCGTCCCCGCGGCATTGCCCTGGGCCGACTGCGCCCCCATCACACCGGTGGCGGAGTTCCCCGCCTGCAGGGCCGCCTGCGACGCCGCTATGCCGGTGCCGGTCTGGTTCCGGCCGAACTTCGCCGCGTTCTCGCGCAGGCTCATGCCCAGCAGCTTGGTGTCGTTGCGCTCCTTGTTGACCGCGCCCGCGGTGGCCAGCGCCCGCGCATTGGCCTGATCCGTCATGGCGGTGCTGCCCAAGCTGCTGGTGGGCGAAACGCCCATGCGAGCCATCTCGCGCGAGGTCTGCGCCTGGGTGTTGTCGAACTGCCTGCCCACGGTCGCCGCGGCCAGGCCTTCGCGTCGCGCGATCTCCTCCGGGCTGTCGTAGTTCATGGCCTCCTCGGCCATCTTGTTCTCGATCGGCTGGAATACGGACTTGTACTGATTCCATTGATCGTCGCCGCGCTGCGCGTTCTTGTTGGCCTCGCCCAGCGCATTGTTCAGCAGCCCCTGGTAGATCGGCGCGAACTGCTCCGTCAGCTGCTGGTTCCATTCGAAATTGCGCTCGGCAAGATCCTGGGCGCGCATGCCGATCTGGGCATTGGCTTCCTGGGCCCGGCCGACGGCCGGATCCTGTTTCACTTCCGTGGACATGCAGCCCATCTCAGTCACCTCGTGCGGCCTTCTCGGCCTCCAGGTTGGTCAAGTACTCGGGATACGGTTCAGCCAGCTGGCGCAGCTCCACCCCCACCGCGCGCGCCCAATCCATGCCGCCCAGCAGCAGCGCGCAGTAGGTCACTAGGTCGACGTAGGAGGCGCGCAGGACATAGGCGGTGCGCTTGCCGGCCACGCCGCCAGCGCGCTCCAGATCCGTGGCGATCGTCCAGTTGGTCGCGGCGTTCGCCAGCACCGCGTTGAGGCTTGCGAAATTGGCCTGGTAGAACGCATTGCGCGGCAGCACCACCAGCGCCTGGAACATGGCGCGGTTGATATCGGCATCGCTGAGAATCCTGTCGCGGTCGATCAGGTCGTCCCAGAAATGCGCCACGTCGAACGCCGTGCGCAGGAACTCGACCGCGCTGGCGTTGCCGCGCATCCAGCGCAGCGCCGTCGCCTGGTCAAAAAAAGGCGCGCTCATCGGCGCGCCTTCGTGGTCTTGGTGGGCGTGGTCGCCCGCCGGCGAGGGGCAGGCACCTCGGCCTTGCGGGCATAGGCCGGGTCGATGGCGCCAGCTTCGTCCGCCCCCTGCGCCGCCGCGGCCGGCGGCACCATGGACGCCGCGGCCGACAACGCCTCGCTGCGGGCGGCCTCGACGGCCTGCTGCGCCACCTGCAGCAGACTCATCACCAGGCCCATGGCCAGCTCCTGGGTGATGCGGTTCCCCACGTTGGAGAAGATCGCGTTTTCGATTTCCTTTTGCATGTCGTCCTTGCCAGCGGTTGGTTAGAGAATCCCGGCCACGTCGATGATCGACACCTGCGGGCTGGGTGCATACGAGATAAAGGTGTTGGTGCGGGTCGGGCTCCAGCCCAGGAATCGCACGCCGAACTGCGGGAAGCCCGCCCAGAAGCCGTTCGCGGTCGCCTGCAGCGCTTCGGCCATGAGATAGGTCTCCCAGCCCGTCACGCCCGGCAGCGAGTTGTAGCCCTGCCGGACGAAGGCCTGGTTGTAGGCGTACTTGCCAGACACCAGGCCGCTGTAGGTCCAGCCGTCCCGATATGCCAGCCGGTAGGCGGTGTAGTAGTCGGGGATGTTCACGCTGCCGATGACGTTCAGCGGGCGCTGCGCCGCCGTGAAAATCTGCGATCCCGACTCGTTGAATGCATCCAGGTAGCTCGGGGTCACCGGTCGGTCGAACACGTAGTATTCGGCCGGATTGTTGAACGCAAACTCCAGCGTGCCGCCCGAGAGATTGGCCCAGGCCAGATAGCAGGCCTCGCCCACCGGCCGGAAGAACAAGACGGGGTCGATGGCCGCCACCGCTGCCGCGTTGCTGGCCACGCCGGCGTGGCGCAGGAACATGTTGATGGACGAGCTGTCCACGATCAGCTCGCTGGCGCCGGAAAGCAGTTGAAAGCCGGCAGCCATTCACCGCACCCCGTAGATGATGGTGGCGGTCGCCCTGTCGCCCGGCATGTCCTCCAGGAATTTCCACCGAAGGGTGATGCCGTCGCGCCAGACGAATGGGGCATTGACGCTCGCCGGGTTCCCTTGCGGCAGGGTCGCAAACCAGGGTTCACCGCCCTCTGCCAGCCGGCCATCGGAGTGCGCCCCGTCCGACGTGCCTGTGGCGACCTTTCCGTACTGCCGGCTGATCTTGCTCAGGTAGGACGTCAGGACCGCCCCATTGGGCCCGTAGGTTTCGATGCCGGCCGGCATTACCAGATCCCCAGACGCACGCGCAGCACGTTGTTGGCGTCGTACACCAGCAGCAGGTTGTCGCGGATCTCCAGGCGGGCGCCGCTGACCGCCGTGCGCAGCAGGCCAATCGTGGCTGTGATGGCCGACAGGCTGGCCACATTCAGCTTGTCCGCCGTGATGGAACCCGCGGCGATGCGCGCAGCGTTCAGCACGCCGGCGGTGATCTTGTCGGCGCTCAGGTTGGCGATCTTCGCGTTGGTGATCGCCGCGTCCTCGATGTTGGCCGTCTTGACGTAGGCGGTCGTGATGACGGCCAGGCGCGCGGACAGCGACGCCACCGTCAGCCGGTCCGCGTTCAGGCTGTTCACGGCGATGCGATCACCGCTCATTTCCCCGAATGTGACCTTGGCCGCCGACAGGTAGGCGATCTTGGCGTCGGTGATCGAAGCGTTGCCCAGCTTGGCGTTGGAGATGGAGCCGTTTGCGACGTACAGGTCGCGCATGTAGATGCCGGCCGGCACCGGCACGCCGTTGATTTCCGTCGGCTCGGGGATCTCGTACAGCAGCGCCTTCGGGTCGCCGGCGGCCGACAGGACGTCGATCAGGTAGGCAGGGTCCAGCGAGACGGCGCCGGTCGTGCCGCCCACGGCGTTGAACGGCCCCACCTTGCCGCCGACGGACACGAACCGCACCCAGTAGAAATAGGTGGTGGCGGTGGCGCCGCCTACCGGATCCGCATACACCCAGCCGGTGGTCTGGCCGACGCTTTGCGCCTGCGCCTGGTTGTCGGTCGTGCCCCGGAAAATTTCCGCATAGCCGAAGTAGGCGAAATTCGGCTTGTCCCACTCCAGCACCACGGTGCCCAGGCCGGGCGTCGCCTTGAATCCGGTCGGCGCCGGCGGGATGCCGTCGACCACGGGCGGCGTGCTGGGCTGGAACGTGCCCCCTGGATTCTTAATGAGGATGGGCCTGCCATCGGCACCGCGCATCGTGACGATGCCGTTCTCGACCAGGTCGCCCCAGGTCACCGCCTTGTCGACGGCCTGGCCGCCCTTCCCGAAGCGCGTCGCCAGGGTCAGGCGCATCTGCTCGAGCGCGCGCGTCGCGGCCGGGTTGTCCGGCAGCCGGGCGGACTCGATCGCCGGCAGGTCCGCGTAGCGCAGGCCGGATCGTGCAGAGGTCGCCATCGTCAGACCGCCGTGACGTTGCCCAGGACCGACGCCACGGTCACCTCGGAAATAGCCGCGGCGCCTTCCACGGTGAACTCGTAGCTGCGGGCGCGATAGTTTCCGCGCAGCCGGAACGGCCGGCCGCTCGTGACCTGGTGCTGCACCTCCACATCCAGCGGCCCGCCGGACGTTTCGATCGTGGCCCGCAGCCGGAAGGTCACCGGATAGGCCGAGGCCACCACCTGGGCGGCGCCTATGTTCTGGGCGCGCTCGAGGATGAATCGTTTGCTCACCCGGCGCATGGCCAGCGGCACCGCGCCTCCGTCCCATTTGTGCACGTTGCCATCAGGCAGCGCCAGGAACAGCTCATCGCGCCGGCCGTCCGAGTACGAAGCCGTGGCATACACATCGGTACGGGTCAGCGACATGGCGCCGCGCGTCAGGTCGAAAATCAGGCCGCCGCGCTCGGCACCGGTGTCGAACCAGCAGAAGTAGCGGTTGTCGTGCACGCTGGCATGCATCGAGGCCGGCCGGTAGGCCTGCCACTGCGCCCGGGTCAGCAGCTCCTCGGTCACCACGCCCACGCCGCCGGCCTGATCGACCATGACCAGGCCATCGGGAGAGGCGTAGACAACGCCGCCCTTGAACGCCCTGATGGTGCGCTTGGCGACGCACGGCTGGTTGCCGTCCAGGCGCACCGGTGTCAGGGTGACCGGATCCGCCTGGGTCGCCAGATAGGTGTCGCCCTTGGTGCACACGACCGTGGCCTGGCCCATGATGGCGCCGCCTACGATCTCGTCGGCGACCGGCGAGTAGTAGGGCCAACCGAAGGGCTTGAACACCTCCGACCGGTACACCCGCTTGCCAGAAAATCCGATCATGAACCCGCCGGGGTGCGCCATCAGGCCGAACAGGTCCGCCGGCGGCGGCACCAGCGCGCGCTCGGGCAGCGCCTCGCCCAGCTCGGTGAAGTCGACCTTGTCGGAAAAGGTCACGGCGCCCGCCGGCACCTCTTTCCAGAAGCGCAGCACGGCCGTGCCAGTGGCGTCGGTGGTGGAGATGTAGAGCCGCTTCAACGTGATGTTGTATTCGCCGGCCGGCGGCCCCTCCATGTTGATCACGTTCAGGGTGTCGTTGGTGGCGGCATTGAACGGGTCGCTCACCTCGTTGGGCGGGCCCTCCTCGCCCCAGGCCGACACGAAGGTATACGCCAGCAGGCACGACTGGCGCTCCAGGCCCGAGGGAGGATCGGGCTGCAGAGCGACCGTCACGGTGGCCCGCGACGTCGGCGCCGGGATGCCCAGCCGATACCAGGCGGACGGCATCTGGCCGTCGGTCGTGGCCATGGTCGAATCCGTCACCCGCGGCGGCTGGCCGGCCTCGGTGAAATAGGTCCGCTCCTGGGCGTCGTCCGGAATGGCGCCGCGCGCCACATCGGTATCGTTCAGCCAGTGGAACCAGTAGCGCGAGTCGTCATCGATCGAACGGCCGAAGCGGTAGATCGCCAGCTTCGTGCCGACCTTGGCCAGGTCAGCGACCTTGTCCGGTGCCCGGTACGGCACCAGCGAGCCGCGCTGCAGGCTGGCGTTCAGCACGTCCTGGCTGGCACCGGTCGGCAACAGGTGCGGCTCAACCCTGGGCAGCATGCCCGTGAACGCCTTTTCCGCTTCCCGCATCGCTACCTCGCCCGCGCCGGCTTGGCGATGTTGGCGACGTTGCCGCGGGCCCGGAACACCAGGAAGGCCAGCAGCAGCGTCAGGCCCAGCTGCCACGGGCTGACCGCGCCCTGCCGCGCCAGCACATCGAGCGCCTGGCCGCCAGTCAGCACCACCATGAGATAGGCCACCACGGACATACCCACGCGATACCGCGCGCCGCGGCGCTGGTAGCAGGCCAGGCGCAGGGCGGTGGCGAAATTGGCGACGACAAAAAGAAGGGCCACCAGATGGTGGCCCGTGACGGTACTGCCGAAGTCCCAAGGGTGCATGTCAGCCTCCCCGCTTCCAGAAGGTGAAATCTGCCGCCTCGATCTTCTTGATCGCCGTGATGGCGACGGTGACGGCCACCGCGGCCGCACCGAAGCCGGTCACCACGGTTTCCTGAATGCCGATCAGGCGGCCCAACTCCGGCGCCGCGAAGTAGCCAATCAGCCAGGACACCAGACCGTAGACCAGCCGTTTTGCGACACCCAACTCGTTGCTGTGAACGATGAACAAGGCGGCGCCGGCGAACGCGCCGATCAGCGCGCCGCCATCCACCCCGGGCAGCATCGCACCGAAAAGCAGTGCCGACGCCGTGGGCAGTGCTGCGCTGATCGCGCTGGTAGGTTCAGCCATCTTTGCTCCTGTGTGAGGTCTACCAGCTAGGCCTTGATGGCCGCGGCGAGACGGAAAAGGTCATCCCGCTTCGCCTGGGTAAGGCCGAGGACGTCAGCCGCGGCGTTGAGCATGGCGCTCCCACGCTCGAATATCTGCAGTTCATCCCAGGCTCGCCGGTAGTACGCTGGCGTCGTCGGATCGTTCAGTAGCTCCTCGAAGGCTTCGAACAGGGTTCGATCAGGGTGCCCCTCCGCGGGGAAACGAGTCAGGCGCATCGCCTCGCGGCCCTGATAGCGCGAGACCGACACCGGCGGTCCTGCCGGCGGCTCGGGCATTTCCTCCAAAGAGGCGGGCACCAGGGTAAGCGGCGCATCGACCAGTCCGAACGGCGAACGGAATACATAGTGACCGGCCGAGTTATCCGCGATCACGTCGTCGTCGAACTGATAGAACTGCCCGCTCGCGGTGTCCTTGAATGTTCTCATTACCTGTACTCCTGCCATTGGCTGAGAGAAATTCCGGAGGCGTTCGCCACATACGCAATACCGGGTGGAATCACCGCCGTCACCGCCAGAGCGATACCTTGCGACGCCCAGACGGCCCGCGTGACGAAAAGGCCGCCAATCGTAATGCCCAGGTTCCCGCCTGCGCTTGTATTCGTGTCCCCCGAGACGTAAACCACGATGGGGCGACCGGTCGTATTCGTGTAGGCCACACCGATGGTGCGACTTCCCGCGACGTTCTGCATGCTCTGGCCAACGCCGAACGCCTGGGCACGCAACGTCTGAAAGCTGGCATTCAACGTCTGGAAGCCGGCATTGAGTGCGGCATAGTCGCTAGCCAGCTGGGCGGCATCGGCGCTTCCAGGATTGGTGATGGCACCGAACGCCTGGATGGTCCAAACGCCCGTGACGTTCGTCGGCCGCGTCTCGGTAGCAGTTCGCGCAACGCGCGAAGCGTCGAACGTGAGCCGCTGAGTCGCATTTGAATACGGATATTCGGGGGCCGAGCCGCTGGTATAAGCGGTGTTGTTAAATGCGCCATCTGAAGGCAACTGCACATTACCGTATGCAAGCCCCACCGAAGCGGTGATGTTCTGCAACGCATCACGCTGAACACTCCCATTCACGCCACCCGAAAGCGCCCCGTCGCCGCGGAGAAACACTGCGCCAACCGCCCCAGCAGACTTACCATTGAGATCAGGCACCCGGATGGTAGTGGAGCCATCGCCAAGCGTGTAGCTGCCGCGCTTGAGCGGGTCGGCCAGCCAGTCGGCTTCCGGCACCACTGGCACCGTGCCGGCCACCACCATGGCGGCAAGGTCAGGAAAGGTGGCGCGCGAAATGGTCTGGCCATCGGCGGGGATCCGGCCTGCCGGGATGGACGAACGCAGCGGCCACCAGGCCACTGCCCCCACAGGAACAGGCGACTTCACGCGATACATGCCCGCCGCTGTGTCGAACTCGGCCATGCCTTGCCCGTTGACATAGATGGGCCCGCCGTCAGCCGTGGGCAGCTCGCTCGTGTTGAACGGTTGCACCGTGCGGCGAAGCAAGCGCTGCTCCGGCTCCCAGGCATTGTTGGCCGCATTGCGGCGCTTGAGCCACCCGGATCCGATGTCCGCCCAGCGCATATACGGTGCGACGTAGGCACCCGTCAACGTCGCGGGGTCCACGGCGCCGGAGAAGTCCGAAGCGACGTTGACGAAGTTGTCGTCGACCTCGTCGCGGGTCAGCAGGCGCGCCAGGTTGCGGCGCAGGGTGAGCAATCGGGCCATGGCTTACCCGCGCTGCTGGGCCAGCGTCCAGTTGATGGTGAACACGTCCTCGGGCTCCTTGTTCTTGACGCCGAACACAGAGCGATTCGTCATCGTGCCGGCAGTGGCCGCATTGAAAAGACCGGCCTCGGTGACGGGGCCCGACCCCACGCCTTCGCCGAAAGTCGCGGTATAGAGGCGCTGCGCGCCGGTGCCGGAGATGGTGACCGGCACACGGCTGCCAGCGATTTCCGCCTCCAGGGTCTTTTCTGCACCCGCCGCCGGCGTCGTGCCGGTGCCCAGCGCCATATGGGAAATCACCCCCACCGCTTCGCCAGCGGCGCGGGCGGCCAGATAAGCCAGGCCGTCATCGGTGAACAAGTTCTTGATGACGAAGCGCTCGATTTGCCCGGTGCGCCCGCGGTGGACGATGATTTCCAGGTCACCCCGGTTCAGGGCGCCGGAGCTGTTCAGCATGTTGCTCATGGGAAAGTCCTTTCAGAAGGAAGTGGCGTCGCCGACGTAGTCGTCGGCATAGTCCAGGGCGTAGTTCTCCAGCACCACACGGCCGAAGTCATGCGACGCGGCTGCATCACGGCGCTCGCGGGCCACCGCCAGCGCGACGACGTCGACCGCCACCGCGGCGTCGAATCGAATGGAGCGCACCTGCTGCCGGGCCCAATCCACTGCGGTGCCGGCCGACAGCCGCGCGTACGCAAGGGCAAACCGGTCCAGCGCGCCAGCAACGTCGGCCCGGCCGAAGGCAACGCCGGCGCCGATCACGTCAGAGGCGGTCGCGCCATCGCGGCGTTGGCCCACTACGGCGACGGCGCGCCAATCGACGGCCGCCGCCAGGTCATGGCGGTTCAGGATCCGCACCAGGCGGAAGTAATCCACGGCCAGGCCGAGGTCCGCCAGGATGGGATTCAGGCCCAGGGGGTCCGCCACCGCGTCCACGCGCGCCACCAGGGTGCCCGAGGCGTCGACCGTGGCGGCGACAATTTCATGCTCCAGGTGAACGGGGCCGGTCATGCTAGAACTGCTCCCGCACCTGGAATTTCAGGATGGCGAATGCCGTCTGGATGCGGCCATCGGGAAAGGTCACCTCGACCTCGCCTTCGAATTCGCCCGCCGTATCCAGGGCGTCGGCCGACCAATCCATAGCCAGGCGGCCACCACGGCCGGCCACGTCATAGGGCGGGCGGTAATCGACGTCGCCCGTCTCGGGGTCAACGTAGCCCGCGATCGCAAAGCACGGCATCGTGGCCTTGACGGCGTCGGCCCCCACCTCGCGGAACAGCAGCCGGGCGGTGGTGCCGGGTGCGGACAGATCCAGCGGGCGCCGCGTGCGCTGATCCGTCAGTGACAGCTGCAGCTGGGGCGCGGTGTCTCCCTGCACCAGGCGGATTTTGTCGGTTGCCATGCGTTATTTCTGCTCGTTGGGGCTGGTCATCGCCTTGGCGGTGACGTCGCTGGTCAGGGTGGACTGGCATGCCGCCAGGTGCTGGGCGGCGCGCTGGTGGAACGCGGGCACCGTGTCGGCCTCTTTGAGGAAGGCGCGGTAGAGGATGTAGTCCACCAGCGCCGGCGCGTAGGCGCCCTCCTCGGCCAGCTCCTTGTCGCCGTCGTCCTTCGTGACCGCCGCCGGCGGCTTCGCGTAGGACAACTCGATCACCACCCCAGCTCGCGCCGGCGGATACACGTCGAACTGGCCGGGGCTGCGCTCGTCGTACAGGAAGTGGCGGATCTCCTGCGCCTTGGACTGGCTGCGCCAATTCGGGCGCACGCGGCCCAGCGCCGCGGCGTCGGCCACCGTGATGGCGCGCTGGCGCGGCGCCGAGACATTGCGCGGCACGTCGAACAGCATGCGGGCGCCACCCGGCAGAGCCTGGCGCGCACCTTCGGCGCAGGCGAAATCCTCAGACACCTCGTACAGGTCGGGCCGCAGGCGGTACGCCTCCAGGCGGCCGTCGCTCAACCACATGGGCAGCTCGGTGTCGTCCCAGTAAACGGCGCCGTCGTCCTGCAGGATGGTGCGCGCGCGGGTGATGACTTCGCCGACTTTCATTTGAATTCGTCCCCGCCAGTGCGCATCCGGCGCTTGGCAAAGCCACGGGCGCCATCGTCGGCCAGCGTGTTGCAATCCCGGTCGAACTCCGTCTGGTAGCCTCCAGCGCGGCCGGGATCCGCGTAGCCCGCCTTATGCTGGTGCAGGCGCGCCAGCGCGCCGTTGGCCAACTTCTCGGCGTACCGATTCAGCAGCACGTCGTGCAGCTCGCGCGCGTTCCTGGTGGGCGCGTAGGCCACCTCGAGCCGCAGCGCCCGCGGCGCCTTGACCGTCACCGCCGGCACCAACTGCACGAAGCCCGGCAGCCGGCAGTAGAAGTGCTGCACGTCGGCGGTGCTGCCGACCTGGCGCCAAGCCCAGCCGTCGGGGAATTTCTCCTCGAGTTCGGCGCGCGTGGCCGACGTCACCGGGCCCTCGGGCAGCCAAGCCGCCACCACATCGACGATCTGCGTGTCAGCCTCGGGCGGGTCCAGCTCGTACTCGGCCGTGCCAGGCACCAGCGTCACCGGATCGAGGAACGCGCGCAGCACGCGGGTGCGGGTGCAGAATTCGATCGCTGCGTCGACGATGGCATCCTCGACCGCCGGCGTGGGCGCGCCTTCGATCAGCGGCACCACGAACCGCTCGAAATCTGCGAGGGCGGCCATTACGTCGGTTCGCCCGCGGCGCGCGAGTTGGCCAGGCTGACGATCTGCTGGATCATCTCGTCCTTCTTGAGGGCCGCGTCGAGTTCATGGTTGAACTGGGCACGGGCGAACGTCGCCAGGTCTTCCTTCTTCATGCCCTGCAGGTTGGGCATGTTGAAAGGCGGCACCTGGCTCTGCTCGGACAATTTCCGGCCGCCGATCGCCTGCTGCGTGGTCACGACCAGGCCAATGTTGCCCGGGTTCTCGTCCGCTTCCTCCCAGGCCTCGCGCCAGACGTCCTTGTGGGGCGTCAGCTTGATGGCGATCAGCGGCGGTACGAAATGAATCTGCCCGCGCTCCCACACCAGGCCGGTGCCGGCGACCGTGTCCTTCTTCTGCTCCTTCGCCCCGATGTACATGATCGGGATGAGGTTGTCCTGTTCCATAGGGAACTCCAAAAAGGTGGGGCCAGGCGGTTTCCCGCCCAGCCCCGAAAGCCGCGCAATGCGGCGAGACAGCCCCGAAAAGGCTTAGGCGACGCCCACCATCTGGCCGTTGACTACGGCCGTCAGCTGCGGCGTGCCCGTGAAGGCGGCCCCGCTGATCGTGGCAACCAGCTTGACCGGCCGCTTGAACAGGATGGGATGGGCGGTCGAATCGACGTTGCCGGCGGCGGCGATGTCGGCGCCGGCCAGCCAGGCGTCCAGATCGGCGACCGGACCGTCGCTGGCGTCGTAGGGCTCGAAGCCCAGGTCCGCCTTCACGCCGGCGCCAGCGGCGTCGGTGACCAGGCGCACGGCCGTGACGACGACGCCGGCCGGGATGACGCCCAAGTAGACCTTGTCCGTGGTGCCGGCCGCGCCGCGGTAGCCGTAGGTCTCGACCCAGGCATTGCCGAAGGCCTGCGTGTGCAGAGGCTTGGCGTTGTAGTCGGGAGAGTAGCGATCCATGAAGTTCTCCAGTTCCACCGGAGCAGGCGGCCAGCCGGCCGCCCGCCGCCGATCAGGTGTTGAGGTTGACGACGGTGTCCAGCACCATCACGCCGTGGTCCGTCGGGATCTTGTTGCCGCGCGCGTCCGGCACCGAGAAACGGAGCTTCGCCTTGCCGCACATGACTTCGCCCGCGACTTCGAGGTTGCGCTCGAAGTTGTAGCGGTTCTCCATCCAGTTGGCGTAGGTGTCCGAGCCCTGGTTCTTGCCGTAGACGTGCGCCAGCGCCTGGGCGCCCAGCAGCATGCCGCGGTCGACAGCGAAGCCCGGTTGCAACGTCGGGATAGTGACATCCGCCTCGGTGGCGCTGGCCTGGCCGGCCTGGGTGCAGTAGCGCACCGAATCACCCGGGTTCAGCCGGATGGCGCGGTCCATCTTGCGCACCAGGATGTTGTGCCAGATGCCGGCCTCGCCCGTGAACAGCGGGTGCTTCTTCGGACCGGTGAACGACGAGGCACGGTTCCAGGCGTTCTGCAGGAACGTGCGCCACTGCAGGCTGTTGGCCGCCGTGTTGGTCAGAATGCTCTGCCACATGCGGTTGGTCACCAGCAGCAGGTACAGCGGCTCGTCATCGGCGGCGGCGTCGCCCGCGATCTTGATCGGCTGGAGCTTGAACTCCATGTCGTCGATGATCGCGCCCAGGTGGTCCAGGTGTTCCAGCTTGAAGGTGTCGGTGGTATCGATCGCGCCCAGCGCCTGGCCGCCCTGCACCAGCGACGTGCCGTCAGCCACCCAGTGGCGGTTGTAGGTCGGCGCCTTGACCGGGTTGATCATGATTTCAGCGAAATCCGGATCGTTGGCCATGGGCACCACCCAGTCGGTGCCGACCTGGGAGCCGCGGGTGCCGGCCAGGTGCACGATGGTGGACTGGTCGTTGAAGCGGCGGAACCAGCCCTGCAGGTTCGCCATGGCCAGGCCGCGCAGGTTGTGCACGGTGCGCTGCTGGGTCATCTTGCCGCCGGCGTCCACCACCTTGGTGGCCAGGTCGATGCGGATGTCCATGCTGGACATGTCCAGGCGCTCGCCCTTGCCCTCGGCCTGCTTGTCGCCCATGATCGGCTTGCCGCCGGTCTGGTTGATCAGGTCGACGCTGACCTGGTCGCCCTGGGACTTCGTCAGGTCGGTGACGCGCACGAGCGGCATGTCGGGGCTGGTCTGGCCTTTCAGCTTCGCCTCGGCGGCCGATTGCTTCGGCGCCGCCCCGGTCAGGTTGTTCATCAGCGAGGGCTGACGTTGGGTGTTGGCGAACAGCGCCGCGCCGAAAACCTTGCGCGCGAGCGGCGAGCCAACGGGAACAGTAGTTTGGGACATAAAGCCTCCAGTTCGTGGGATTTACGAAGAGAGGCGCGCCAGCTGCGCTTCGATTTCATCCGGCGACATGTTCATGAAGCGGTCCGTCAGGGCACTGCCCGACAGCGCCGCGATGGCGTCTGCCTCGGATGTGGCGGCCGGCTGGCCGCCAGGGATATCAGAAAGCGTGGAAGGCCCCGACGCTTCGGCCTTCGCTTTCGCGACGGCCTCGGCAACGCGCGCGGCAGGATCGGCTGGCTGCTTGCCCGCCGCGGCGCTGGCCGGGTCGGGTAGCTCGATCTCGCCGTGTTCGGCTTCGTACATACGGAGGGCGGCACCGAACCGCTCGGCGAGCGGCTTGTCCTGCCATGACGGCTTGGCGCGCAGCATGGCGTCGATGGTGGCGACCTCGTTGAACTCGGCCGGGGCGGTGGCACGGAGGTGGGCGAGCTTGGGGATCGACACGATGGTGTCCTCGACGGTCACCAGTGCCTGCACCTGCTGTTCGCGGCGCGCGGCTTCCGCTTCCTCGGCGGCGGGCCGGCCGGCGTCGACCTGTTCGCTCAGGCTCTTGGCCAGGTCGATCAGGTTGTCCATCCGGCGCGCCACGTCGGGAGCTTCTTCGCGCAGCTGCTCCAGCAGTTGCTGGTCGACGATCTGGTCCAGATCGAGCGACTTGGTTGCCTTTCCCTGCTGGGCGGCAGCCTGATCCTGTTCCAGCTTGGTCGTCAGATCCCGCACCATCTGCTCGGCACGGATTGCGCGTTCGCGCTCCTGCTGCAGCACCTGGTAGGGGATGACGTTCTTGCCGTCCCTCGCCAACACAACGGCTTCGCCTTCCTGCGGGGCAGCGGCGGCCGTGGCCCCCTGCTGCTTACCGCCCTCGTCGGTGCCGGGCGTTGCACCGCTGGTATCGCCCTGGGGTTTGGCGCCGGCGGCGGTGGCCGCGACGTCATCGGCGGTCGACTGGTCGGCGGCGCTGGTGGTGGCATCCTGCCCACCGACCAGCGCGGCCAGCGCGTCGTCCGTCAAACTGAGGGGGTCGCGCAAGACTTCATCGAGGTTGTCGATGGGGTTGCCCGTCGTGGTGTCCGTGGTCATCTCTTCCTGCTCCTAGTTCTCGGATAGGTCCGGGGGTTGAAAACGAAAAAGCCCCCGACGATTTCTCGGCGGGGGCCAGTGGTTGCCCGTATCCCAGGGCGGGGAATCTGTGTCGGCGCGCTACGCGACCGTGGCTGGACGGGTACCCAGGCGCGCCAGCACCTGGTCGACCTCGTCCGTCAGCTGCTGGAACCGCTCCTGCAGCTGGGCGCCGCCGGTCTGCGCTTCGGCGCGAATGCGCGCGCGCACCGTCTCGGCCTCCTCGTGCATCTCGGTCTGCTGCAGGCGGGTCTGCCATTCGGTGGTGCGATCGGCCAGCTGCTGGCGAAGCTTCTGCACCTCTTCCTCGTAGCGCGCCAGCGCGCCGTCCACCTGGCCCACCGTATCGGTGTCGCCAGCGCCGGCCGCCTCGGCGCGGATGCGCTCGGCCTCGGCCAGCAGCTTCTGCGTCTTGGCCTCGCGCTCGGCGATCTTCGACTGGGCGTCCTGCATGGCGGTCTGCATCTGGGCCTGTGCGGCCTGATCGGCCTGCTGCTTGGCGGCCTGCGCCTCGGGCGAGTTCGGATCGGCCTGGATGCCCAGTTGGGCCCGCAGGAACGCCGCCATCTCCTTGCGCTTGCCGAAGTCGGACATTTCCAGCGCGAAGGGGATCAGCAGCGCCTGCATGTTGGGCGGCATGGACTTGAGGATTTCCGAGAAGGCCGCGAACTGCTGGGCGCGGTAGGTCGGGGTGCTGGGGACGTCGGACAGCGCCACTTTGACCGGCGCCGTCTGCACGTCGTTCTCCTTGTAGGCCTGGCCCGTGACCGGGTCCTTGCGAGGGATGTTGACCACCACCTTGCGCTTGACCGTGCCGTTGTCCACCAGGATCTCGGCCTGGTCGGTCATGTCCTCTTTGATGAGCTCCAGCAGCGCATTGCCGACGCCGCGGCGCGCGACCCGGTAGTTGTCGTTGATCTTGGCCAGCGTGGTGACGCCCTGCTCCACCAGCGACTGGATGGCCAGGCCGGAGCTGGCATTGGATTGCTGGCCCATCATGGCGGCGTACACGCCGGCCGCCTCCTGGATGGCTTGCTTGCGCTCCTGCATGACCTGGAACTGCTGCTGGGACAGGTCGAAATTCGATTCGACCCGGATATTGGCGCCAGGCCGCAGCGCGTTCGGGTTTGTCACGATGAAGGCGTCCGATTGGCCGATCTCCCGGCTGACGTCGCTCATCGTGTTGTACTTCGCGTCCAGGGCGTCCGAGTCGATGAAGGTGCGCCGGCTGTTCATCAGCCACATCATGCGCGCCGCGCGGGCGTTCACCTCGTCCTGCGGGGACAGCATGGCCCGGATGATCCCATAGGGCACGCCGGTCAGATCCTCGCGGTAGCCGAAGAACGGGATGTACGGGAAGCGCCGGCGGTTCGTGGCGCGGTCCTGAACCCGGATCGGGCCGATGTGGAAGGCGCAGCGAATTTTGTCGTAGACGGCTAGCTTGGGCTGGACGGCGCCGGCAGCGACCAGCGCGCGGTGCACCTGGTTCTGCTCGTTGAATTCCAGGGTGCGCCCCCCGGGCAGCGCCAGCACCAGGCCGCGCACCCAGATCCGATACCAGACCTCGAAGCACGTCACCACCCTGCGCTCGATGTCGCGCCAGTCCAGGTCGTCCCAGGTGGTGCGCGTGCCCTGCCCGATGTCATTGAAGAAGTCCGCCGACATACGAGCTTCGGTCGTCAGGTAGTCCGCCCAGTCCCGCCAGCCGGCCGCGGCCAGGATCATCTCCCGGTGCTGGGGGAAAAACGCGGCGATGTGGTCGGCGTCGTAGCGCTTCTTGCGCACCACATAGCGGGCATCGGTCCAGTCCAAGGCGCGGCTGCGCCAGTCCCAGTAGATCTCGGAGCGGGGAACGCTGGTGACGCGGTAGGGGTAGTTGAAGGGGTTGCTGTTGCGCGACACCTCCACCACACCGAAACCGGCCTTGATCTGGCTGGCGTAGGCGTCCGACGTGGCGGTATCTGCCTGGGCCTCGCGCTCGGCCTCGTGCATCTTTGCCGACAGCGCCTCGGCCACGTCCTGGTACTGGTCGTCGTCGCCCCCGACGCGCCAGTCGGTGCGAGTCTTGGCCTCCATGCCCAGCACGGCGTTGACCGTCGGCTGGATCAGGTTGGTGACCAGCGGCCCCAGGCCTTTCGCTTCCAGGCGGGCCAGCGTCTCGGCGTCCAGCTGGTTGCCGTCGTAGTAGTCGCAGGCCTTGTCCGCCTCACGGCGCCAGGTCGGCTGGTTGCGGATCTCGTCCAGCCAGCGCTCGAGCTGGGACACGGACAGCGCGCCGGCGTCGGCCGGCGCCTGATCGCGGGCGTGCGCGGTCGCGCTGTCGCTGCCATCGAGAAGGCGGAAGCCGGTTACGGAAGTGTTCATGCGCGCCAGTTTTCCCGGTGTCGTTTGAAGTTGATCGGTACGTTGTTGACCGCGTAGCGAAGGGACATCACGCCGTAGCGCGATGCGGAAATGACGTCGTCATCGATCTTCACGATGGCGCCGTCCTTGCGGTGGTAGGTGCGGTACTCGGAAAGCCAGAGTTCCAGGTGAGAAAAGACCTTGAATCGGCCGGTGACCATGCGGTTGAGCATGATCTGGATGCCGGCCTCGACGCCATTCGAGCCATCCTCGAACTGCGTGCGCTCCGGCAGCATGGACACGCCCTCGGCCAGGTAGGCGTCCCGCATCGGCGTGCCGGTGTCCTTCTGAGCCTGCAGGGCGTCGTGCGGCCAGGCCACCGGGATCCAGCTGCCGCGCCCCTTGATGGCGCTGGCGTGCACGGAAACCGGCTGCTTCTTGGCGGCGTAGACGTCGTACACGTAGACGATGTCGGCGTCCTGGTTGTGCGCCAGCCAGGCCGCCGCCGTCGGGTGGTCCCATCCCAGATCCAGGCCGCAGATGCGCGGCCAGCTGTCGGGGATGTTGAACGGCGGCACCACGATGCTGGATTCCGGCACCGGGAACACCGCGCCGGAGCCCAGCACCGGCTTGCCGTAGGCGCGCGCCTCGCGCTCGTGGTCCGGGTAGCTGGCCAGGATCGCGTCGGCCTGCTCGCGGGTGTAGTGCTCGGCATCGTAGATGCCCATGAACACCACCACGGTGCCGGCGTGCTTGTCGATCAGGAACCGCTTGACCGTCGCCGACATGCCCATCAGGGGCGTGAAGGTCAGATACACCGGGCCCAGCGTCGTGTTGGTCCGGGTGATGGCCTCCATGTAGATGTCGTGGGGCGGCTCCTCGTCCAGCCAGACGAAATCCAGGGTTTCGGCCTGGAACTTCTCCCGGCCCTGCTCGTAGTTGCGAAAGCCCAGCACGCTCTCGCCGGCCTGGACGTCGCCGCCACCACCATGGCGCACCACGATCATGGACACCGCGCCCGGCACGCCGGCCAGCGGCGCCACCTCCTTGATGGCGTCGCCAGGGATGGCGCCGGTCCCGCGTTCGCTGTCGACGCCAGGTCGGCCCAGCAGCAGGCGCTGCATGCCGTCGCGCGTCAGCGCCGACGACACCGAGGCCGCCCAGCCCGCCGTGGGCTTCTGGAAAACCTTGCCTTCCCACCATTCCGGGTATCGCCCGGTCAGGTGCATGGCCGTCTCGTAGGCGCCCGAGAACGTTTTGCCCAGCTGGTTGCCGGCAGAAAAAAGGCGCTCGCGGTATGCGGCGCCTTGCGCGTGGAACTCCCTCTGTTTCTCGTAGGGGCGGTAGTACTTGAGCCGGTTGCGCTTGGCGCGCCACGCACGCTCCTGCAGCGCCCTGGCCAGCATCACGCGCGGGTTGGACATCAGTGCATCGTGGGCCCGGCGCCAGCGCCGCCGGCGCGCAGCTGGGCAAGCACCTTTTCCACGGGGATACCTTCGGCCTGGGCGATCTCCTGGGCGGCCTGCGCGATGGCGGCATCCAGCTCGGCGTCGGACTTCTTGTCCAGGTCGCCCAGTCGCAGCTCCTTGCGCTCCACGAACATGCCCAGGTGGCGCGCGATCAGCTCCAGATTCGGGGTCTTGGCCGCCAGCTTGAGCGTGAAATTGCTGTTGCGGTCCCAGCTCCAGCCCACGATGCAGCGGCGCACACGCTCGGGCAACAGCCGCAGATCCTTCGGGCTGGTGATATCGCGCAGTACGCCATGCTCGTCCGTCACCACCAGGTCCGCCGCGTCGTAGAAGCCCATGGCCACCCATTCCTCTAGGACGCGCTGGGCGGTGACTTCCAGCTTCGCCGACAGCTTGTCGCGCAGGACCTGCACTGCCGCCGCGACGTTAGCCTGGTTCAACAAGCGCGACGCGCCGCTGATGGCCGCAGCACCGCGGGCCCGATAGGCCGCCTCGTAGGCCTTGGTCTGGTTCTGGAAGCCGCCGGCGGCGAACTCGTCCACGAACCGGCGCTGCTGGGGCGTCAGCGGGCTATCCGCAGACACCACGCGGCGGGCGGCGGTCGACAGCGAGCGTTTGGAGCGCGCAGGCGATTTCCGCGCCGGCTTGGGCGCTTGGGGTCGAGACTTAGGTTTTGGCATGGATGTAACAGGGTGCAATACAATCCGGACGCGGCCCGATTTGGCCGTCGATATCACTTACGGAGAATTGAAAGTGGACGATGTCCAAGAAAAAGCGCGACGCAATCTCGTCGTCTTTTCTGCCGCGATTCTGGGTTCTGCACTACTAGATCTTTCCATAGTCAGTACGGTCATCGGAGTAAAGGTCACCAACTCGACCTCCCCGATAGTATTTTGGCTATGTGTAGCAGCAGTGCTGGCCTATCTAGCCGCGCGCTTTCACCTTGCCCCCGACCTTCGAGAAGGCAAGGCGACTTGGCAATCTAGATACACCACGCCCGTGGCCAGAGCTATGGAAGCGGAGGTGATCCGGGACTTTCGGAGAGTTCTGATCGAAAAGCTCCCCCCTGAATCGATACAGATAGATCACAGTTCGCTTCCCAAAGGTAAACCGGTAATTGGGACTGACGAAGCTCAGCCGCAGGTCATTTGGCTTGGAGATGGTAATGGCATCCTTTCCGCGTTTTTTTCAACATACGTCACAAACACGAGCAGAGGGCCTGAATGGAAAGACTCAAAAAAACATACGGTCGCCTTCCGGCTTTCTCCAAAAAAACACCGATCATTTAGACGACAGCAATATCTTGCTCGCTACAAATTAGACTGGTTCAACCTTGAGTTTCAGTTCCCAAGAGTTATTGCAAGCCTTGCAGCTCTTGCGATCACGATCCAACTAGTCATGGCGTACTACCCATATCGGTCCCCCGTGCGTTTCCTACGATGGGTTTGGTCGGGGGTCTTGTGGCTTGTTAATTTGGGGATGGGTCTATTTGCATAGCACCAAAAAAAAACCCCGCTCGGTTTCCCGGCGGGGTCCTTAGACGCACTGTTGACCAGTGACAGAATGGGGCCGATTTTGCGGGTGCGATCCGCAAATGTCAAGCTGCGGCCTCTTCCCCTACGATGCCAGCGCCACGCAGCACGGATTCGATAAGCTCCATGGCGCGGGCTTCCTCGCCCTTCTTCCCCTCCTCGACCACGCCGGCGCCCTTGCGCACTACGCGCGAACCGCGCAGCCAGATGGTGATTTTTCCGTTCTGATCCGTGACGGTGCGATCGCTGACGCCAGCATGCACGGCCAGGTCAGACAGCAGGACGCGGCCGCGGTTGGCCTTGGCGGCGAAGTAGCGGGCGACGATGCCGTCGCGCACGGCGCGGTGCACGATGTGCCCGGACAGGATGCCGCTGGCCATGACGCCGTCGGATACCGCGCGCACCGCGGCGAACCAGTCCTGGTCCCACACGCTGCTACGGCAGCACGGACACGGCGTCGTCTGCGGCAGAAACCGGGCCTCGAGGATGCGCTGGTGCAGCGGCGCCAGCGCCTGCAGCTCGCGCAGGATGAATCCGGCCTGGGCCGCGCCGTCGACGCCGGCCAGGCCGCGGCCGGTGCGCGGTGTGCGATCGGCCATCTTCACCATGGCCGGCCGGTCCAGGGTGCCGGCGGAGTAGTTGAAGGCGTAGGTGAGCGCCTGGTGGGCACCCTTGAAAAGCGGTTCGGACACTGTGCGCTCCTGGCAATCGTGAAAATTCTGTGCGCCGGCCTCCCCGGCCAGCTGGTCATTCCTGGTCATGGAACCCACCGGTGCGCGCGCGGCTACCGCCGTGCATCGAGTGCATGGGCGGCTGGGCGCCGATGCGTTCGGCGTTCAGGCCCAGCATCGCGGTCATGCGCAGGGGCTTGCGAGTGGTGACGCCGGGCAGCACTTGCACCTGGCTGGCGTGAACCGGCGTGAGCGCGAGCGGCGTCGGTGTCGGTTCCGGCTGCCGCTCCACCGGGAGGCTGGCGGCCGTGCGGGTTGGGGTGCTGGCGTCGGTGTTGCTGCTGGCGACGGGCCCCGCAGATTGCCAGCGCGCATAGGCTTCCAGCTTCGTGGCCCCCACCCCCATGCGGCCGGCGCCGACGCATTCGTACCACTCGGAGCCGGTCGGGCGATCGGGCCAAAGGCGCAGCCGCGGGCGCACCACGGGCCGCGTGGGCGCCGCGGTGCTGGCCGGGTATCGCCGGCGCTGCTTGGGCGGTTCGCCACGCTGGTGGCGCTGAACCGTGGTGACGATCTGCCACACGCGTTCGGGCGAGATGCCGTAGGCGCGCGCCAGCTCGGCGCTCGGTTCACCAGCCTCGCGCCGGCGAGTGATTTCCAGGTTGCGATCGCTGATCTTCATGCGGCAGTCTCCAGGCCGAACAGCACAGACTGCGGGTCGTGGGTGTGCAACGGCGTGACGACCGCCACCAGGCGCGCGCCGTGCTCGTCCGGTTCAGCGCGCCGCGCGTGGATCTCGCGCACCCAGCGGTCGTCCTCGAAAACCACGTCCTTGAGGCTGTCCAGGACGACTTTCTGGGCGTTGTCCAGGTCCAAGCACTGCACGGTGTCGTCCCACGCGGTGCCGCCCTTGCGCATGCGCTTTTGCCAGTCCTGCGGACGGTTCGGGAACAGCGTGAATTCGACCTTGACGCGGCCGGCGATCGGCTGGGCGACGCCGGCCTTGCGCGCCAGCGCCAGCACCTGCGCCTTGTAGGCCTTCGCCTCGGGCGTGACGTAGGTGCTGGTGAACGACCTGCCGCCGCGCGCGGTAACCGTGCGACTGGCCCAGTAGCGGTTCGCGCTGATCGGGTACGGCAGCACCAGGGTGTGGGATTGGATGGTCATCAGGCTCCCTCGCTGCGCAGGTCGCGCAGCCATTCGATGCGCGCCTCGGCCTTGGCCGTCGGCGCGGGTTGGTAGGTCGCGCAGCTGCGGCGCCACAACGGGCTGACGAAGCTGCCGGGACGGTCGGTCATGAGCGCGCAGCGGCCCAGGCCTTGCGCGGCCATGGCGGTGTGCGGGTGGCGCAGGGTGAAGCGCTCGCAGTAGACGCACTGAACGGCCGCGTTCACAGGTTCACCCCGTAGTCGGCGCGCAGCCGCGCTTTGTCGTCGTCGGTCAGACCGGCACGCGCGATCACTCGGTCCTTGAACTGCCAGAACGGCTCGGCACCGCCCTGGGTCAGGCCCAGCTTGGCGCCCTGCTCGGTGATGCCGGTGGCGCTGGTCACCCAGGCCAGCGGGTCGGCCGCCTTCGCGGCAGCGGGGCGCTTGCCGTCCAGCCTGCTGGCGGCCGCGGGCGGGTTCACCACCTTGTCGACGAACACGTCGAGAAACCCGGCCGTGATCGTTCCCTGATCGCCGCTCGCGTCCCGGTCCGCTACGGCCAGGCCATACGCCTCCACCAGCTGCAGGCTGGTGATGCCGGCCTGCACCCAGCGGACGATGCGAGGGTCGTTGCTCTGCGCGCCGCGCGGCGGCTTGCCGCGGTTCTTCTCCCGCTGGCGCAGCCAGACCGCGATGGCCATGGCCTGTTCGGACGGCGGTTTGTCCTCCAGCGCCAGCGGCGGCGCGAGGTCGTCCGCAGGATCGCGCGCGGGAGGATGTAAAGCCGCCGCCGCCATATCTTTTTTATTACTGGTTCCGGTTCCGGTTCCGGTAGCGTCACTCCCTCCGGAATCCCCAGGGAGTCCCGCGCCTGTCCCGTGGGACAAATCAGGACTACCAGCGGACGATCCGGGACTACTTCCGTTCTGGGCTGCGGCGCGCTCGGCCTTCTTTCGCTCGCGATATTCAGCTTTGCGGTTGCGCTCTCCATCGCGGCGTTCAATCATTTCCAGCACACGTTCGGCCAGCGTGTCGTGGTACAGCCGGCCATCGCCCGCCAACCACCAGCCGCGCATGAGGCGCGCCTTGCAGGCCTGGAACTGGTCCAGAGGCATACCGATGCGTGCGGCGATAAGCTCATCGTCCTGGGGCAGGCTGCCGCAGGGCGTTTGCTCCCAGGCGGTCATCCACAGCATCAGCAGCCACGGACGGATCTCTGGTGTCGCGAGGGCCCACGTGTCCGACTGTCGGATCCGCTCGTGGTCGAGCTCGAACCGCCAGCCCTTGGCGCGCGTGTCGGCCGGGTAGGGTGCAGGTCTTGTCATAGATGGTTGAGAAATAGCAGCGGCTGCACCCAGCCGTTCTGGTAGACCACGGGCAGCACGGTGTCGCCAAGCGGCTCATCGCCATCCCATCCCTCGGGCCAGGTGCCGGCTTCGAACATGGACGCTTGCCTCATACACACATGCCCCGAAAACCAATCCGCTGGCGCATTGGTGCTGAGAGGGCTATATTCCGAGACCACCATTGACCTGAGGGAAAAAAATGACCCCCGACGACAAGCTCAAGCAACATCCTCACAAACTGGGCGGTACGTTTGATGTCCGCGCACGGGCTTACCCGCTGGGAAATGGGCAGTACCGCGGCAAAGTCCGGATCCGGCACTCCATTCAACGGGGGGGGCACTGGTATTACGAGACCACCTTTCGTTCCGCGCATGGCCTGACCGGGAGCAGCCGCCAAGCCATGAAAGATGCAAAAGCGCTGAAACTTAAGGTGATTGCCACGCTCAGCGCGAAGCGTTGACGTGGATAAGGCGCGAGTCATTGGGTCACCCCGCGCCAGACGAAATCACCTTTGTCCTCGCGCATGACCGGCTCGGTTTCCTGGCAGGGACATTCGTATCCTGCCCAGCGATCGGCCACCGGCCGCCAGAAGTTGCGCACACGGCCGGAAGGAACGTGGTTATCCTCCGTCGCGTCGATCAGTTCAAACTCGTCCAATACCCACGCGGCGTCCGCAGCGCTGCAGCGCTCGCCGCTGAGGCTGACGCTCAGGTGGTATTCGGGTCCCAGTTCGGGCTCGCCGGGTTCGGCGGCGACTGCCACCTCGACCGCGGACAGCACATAAAGGCCGCTGGCCCCGTGTAGCCAGGCGGTGATGGGGTAGCCGAAGGCCAGCACCTGTGCGGGGATGGCGTTGCGGGGCACCTCCGTCCAGCCAGCCCCTTTGGGGCGCTTCGGTTGGATGATGGACTGAGTCATGCGCCCTCCCCGCCGCGCACGGCCAACGCCGTGGCGATCGGCCGCACCCAGATGGGCGTCGCCGAAAGCTGGAACGATTCGCCGGCGCGCGACAGCAGGATGGCCCGGCCAATTTCCTCGGCCATCGCCTTGGCCGCCTTGCGCGGCACGGCGTTGCCGATGCGCTCCCGGTGGGCGCTGTCGGAAGTGCCGTCCATCTGGAACACCTCGCCGCGCTCCTCGGCCTCGGCGTAGTCGTCGGGGTCGTAGATGCTCTGTAGGGCCGCCAGCTCGAGCGTGGTGAACGGCCGGTGCCAGGTGCCGTCCTCGGCGATGATGCGGCACACCAGCTTGTCGTTGGCCGCGGGCAGCGAAAGTTGCGAATTTTCGAAATTTCGCGGATCGGCGACAGTCCATCGGCCGTTATCGTGGCAGGCTGACGCCGATACGGCGCCGACATGCTTGTCCCAGGCAGCGACACCGTAGTGCCCTGCGGTCAGGTAGTGGTCGCCGCGCTCGCGGGCCAGGCCGGGCCGCGGGTCGGCTACGGCGAACGCGCCATTGGCATAGCCGGCGATCACTGCATGGGAGTGTTCCGCCCAGTCCGCCGTGTGAAACTTACCGTGCAGCTTGCTGGCGTCCGGACCGCCGCGCGGATCCGCAACGGCTTGCCCGCCGCTCGAAGGGCCGTGACCACTGCTGACCGTGCCGGCGCTGTTGGTCCAGGGCACCACGCGAAACACGTTCTTGTGGGTGTCGGCCCCGAAGCCGCGCAGGTCGGCCACACACTGGCCGGTGCCGTGGGCGCCCGTCACTGCGCGCGCAACCTCGTCATAGCGGACGATGCGGAACTCGTTGCTGTGCTTGGCCGGGCCATGGTGGCGCGGGTCGGCAACGCTGTAGGCGCCCTGTCCCGGACCCTGTTGGCCTGCGATCGCGCCCGTCGACACATCCCAGCGGCGCACGCCGTAGGCCTGGCCGTCCTTCCACGCCGCCGACGGATCGAAACGAGGATCGGCCACCGAGAAGGCGCCATTCAGCGGATGGCTCCGCCCGGCCACCACGCCGGTGCTGTCTTGCATCGAATGCACTCCGAGGGCACAACGGCGCATTTCCGGCACCAGCAGGTAGTCGCGCAGGTAGCCGTCCTGCACCGCCAGGCGGTTCAGGCTGCGCCAGTCGCTGCCAGCTTCGACGAACGCCAGCCGCACCCAGGTTTTCCAGCTCAGGTTCGGGATGCGGTGCATGGGGCCGGCCCGCAGGTCACCCGGCAGGTGCATGCGGCCCAGGATCTCGCCCACGGCGCGCAGCGGCCGCTTCGGAGGTTCGTAGATGAAAGCCGGCACCTTCTCGGCGTGGCGCGCGATCAGCAAGAAGCGCTTGCGGCTTTGGGCCAGGCCGCCCAGCTCGCCGCAGTCATGGGCAGTTTCGCGCACGACGTAGCCATAGTGGCGCAGCAGCTGAACGATCTGGTCCAGGAAGTGGCGCCCGCGCGTGGCAATTCGCGGCACGTTCTCGAACAGGATGACCTCGACCGGGTCGTCCTTCCAGGCCTCCAGGCACAGCCAGATGCCGCGCAGCGTCAGTTCGTTGAGCGCCTGGTACTTGGCCGTGAGACTGCGGGCGTGAGACAGCAGCCCAGAAAAGCCCTTGCACGGCGCGGACAGGAAAAGGATGTGCGGCCGATGCCCGCCCGCGGCCGCGCGAATATCGGCCGGCATCGCCTCGACCCACCCGACCGGCGGCTCGTGGCCGTGGAATGCGATGTACTGGTTGCGGCTGAACATGTCCCGCACCGTGCAGCGCACGCCCGTGAATTTCTCGAAGTCTGCCGCACCTGCCGGATCCACGTCGATCCCGCCCAGGCAGACCATTTCACCCTCCAGGCCGGGGATGGACGGCTTGGCGTCCTGCATGCCGGCCGCACCGATCCCCGATCCCGAAAAGACGCCGAAATGGTTGATTCTCGACTTGGCCATGGCGTCATGCCACCGTGCCGGCGCGTGCGCGCACAAAGCCGATCGCGCCGAACGCATGCTGCTCCAGCACAGCGCGCGCGTACTCGGCCTTCGTCTTGCCACTCATGGTGGCCAGCGCCGCGATCGCGTCATACAGGTCAGCGGTGCAGGGAATGTCCAGCCGCTCAGTGCATTTGCCGCCAGTCGAGGATTCGGCGGGGCGGGATTCCAGGGAATGCAGGGTCGGGTTCGTCATGGGTTACCTATCGGATATTGCTCGGCTGGGCCTGGCGCGCGGCGGCGGGCACAATGCCGGCATGCAGTCAGCTCAAGGGGAAGAAAAAGCGCCGATGACCAAGCGCAGGCGGCCGGCGGCGTCGAAAAATCGGATGCAGGTGGCGGTCACGTCGACGGCTCCGGCCAGGTCGAAGCCCAGCACCACGGGCGCGGGCGGCCGCAGGTCCGGCAGGCCAATGGCGAGCGGCGCCGAAGCCAGGCCCAGCAGCAGACGGCGGCGGGATGGCGACGCGGCGACGGCCGGCGGCGGCTGCTCAGGCATCGCGCCCTCCCCGCACGGGGTTCCCACGCAACGTAGAATCGGAGGCTCCTACACCGCCCTTTCCTACGTTGGGGGAACTCTCGATGAGCAAGGAAATAATCGTCATGCTTCACCCGGAGACGTTGACGCACCGGATGCTCGCGGCAGCGGCGACGCTGCTTGGCAAAAACCCATTGCAGCTTTATCCGGAAACGACGGACCGGCCTGCAGCGCTGCAGGTGAAGTGCACACAGGTCGGGGCCACGGACTATGGTCTGGTCCGCCTTGTGCTGGGAGAGGACGGCCAATCGCCTGCGGTATCGGTGCGACCGGAGTTACTGATAGCAGTGTTCGATTCGGACGACCGGCTGCCAGCTGGCTTCCTGTCGGACTGAGCGCCCGACTGCGCCGTTCCTTCTCGATCGCTGCCTCGACTTGCCCCGCGAGGCGAGCAAACGTGGCCGCGTCGTATTGGCGCATCGCACGGATGAATCGGCTGGCGGTGCTAGACATGCTCCACCCCCTCGGCCAGCGTAGAAGGCGGCCGCGCCCTTCCCTTTTCCAGTGCAGCCAACTCCGGCCAAATGCGGGCATAGTCGTTAGGGCGCAGGTCCTGACGCCGGCATTGTCCGTCCGTTATCAACTCGATATCGGCACCGTTCAGGCCAGCGAGCTTGTAGCCATAAGCTATCTGCCTCAGATATCCGACCGAAGTACCGCGCTCGGCACACTTGGCCTCGGCTTCGGCTCTCGGCGTTTCGCGCAGCCAGCGGAGGAGCGGCTCAATCGGAATGCGGGTAGGAGTGTTGGGGCAGGTGCTCATAGCCCAAACTTTACCCTCAGGTAATCTTTTAGTGCAAGCAGATTGTTTACCTGGAGGTTGTTTACCCCTAGGCGCGTAGCGGGCCACACTCCAAACGATGAAGATGGACGATATCTACGCGACACGCCTTGCTCGCTTCCAACGACTCATGAATGAGCGTTTTGGAGGTAAGCAAGCGACTATCGCCAATGCTGTCGGCAAGCCAGCGAACTACGTGTCGCGTGTGCTTAACCGGACAAAAAAGCTCGGTGAGGAAATGGTGCGCGAGTTCGAGTCTGTCCTGGACCTGCCCGCTTATTGGTTTGATGGACTAGATGACCTCGGCGCGTGGCCATTTGCGACTGTGAGCCGCCAGGCCTACGAAGGGCTAACGCCCGAACAGCGCCGCGGTATCGAACAGTGGGTAGCGCGCCAAGTCGACGCATACGCGGAGCAGCCAGCAATCAAAAGAGACGAGACCGAAAAGGCTGCCTGAGCACCGGCACCTCAAACTTGTACCGAATTGCGGAAATTTTTAGCCCGAATGTGACCAAATGAGAATTCCGATACTTTTCTGTGCGGCCGCGATAATTGGATTTAGTGCGCAGGGCATGGCGCAAGTCACTCAAGGGCAGACTTCCCTTCGGCAGACCCACGGGCGCTGGACAAGCATAGTGTTGACCGACGGGCCAGCCAAGATCACGAGAATCAGCACCTCGGGTGAGAATGACGACGCTGTACTGACAGTCAGCTTTTTCCCGCCTTCGTGCCTCCAAGATATCTCCACGATCTTTGATTACGGGAAAGCTCTCCAAGCCGACAAGAAAGAAGTGCCCGTTAATCTAACGATACGTGTCGATAGTGGTCGACCATTCCTCGTCCCGGGTTTTTCGAGAGGATCGATGGGGGACCGATACGGATTTGTGGAGCTCGAGGAATTTACTGGATTTACAGAGATCCTCCGCGCTATGTCCGCTGGCTCCAAGGTGCGGATCAAGTACGACTTTGGGTACGATACAGCAACGATCTCGTATTCGTTGTTCGGATTCACCGAGGCTTTCAACCGCGCTCATACCCTGTGCCTCTCGTTCAGTAAGCCGCAAGTCCCTCCATCTGAGCAGCGCCGGCCCAGGATGCCCCCGATAGAGTCGATGCCTCGCAAGATGACCCCCTTGTAGCGCACCGCTACACCCGTCGCCTAAGAACCACCAACACCGCCTCAGGGCGGTTTTTCTTTGCCTGTTACAAAAAAGTTTACCCTTAGGTATTGTTCTGAAAATTACCTGAAGGTAACCTTCTGGTAATCAGTCCCGCTGCACGCGGCGGAGCCGAATTCAACCAGGGAGACAGGCATGCAAGTCCAAACCCAGGACAAGATCGCACCCACTGCGGGCATACCCGCCAACCACACCTCCATTGCCAGCTACGGCACCTGTTCGCCGGTTCGCCTCTGCTCACACGACGTGACTGACGCCGACATTCTCAGCGTCCTCTGCGACCTGTTCGCTGGCCGCGCCACTACGGCCTTCGGCGAGTCCTTGGAGTGGTGGGCGGAGACGTTTCAGTGCGACCTGGCCGCCGAGGCCGCCGGCGGCGTAGTGCTGGCGGCGATCAGCAAGTGGCCCTTCGATCAGCGCGCCGGCGCCGAGGGCGTTCAGCAGCTGCAGGCCGAACTGGTCAAGCGCGCCCGCCAGATCCTGGCCCGCGGGGTGCAACCGTGACCGGCGCCCTGATCCTCGTTCCCGTCGCCTATGTCATGGCGCGCGCGATCGACTTCATCGCGGCCGTCCTGCGCCGCACCGATCCCTGGAGCCCGACCGTATGACGATCCAAGTCCTTGGCGTCGACCCGCGCAGCCGGAGCAAGACCCAGCTGACCGCGCCCGCCCCCCTCCCCTACGTTTCCCGGCGCGCGCTGGCGCGCGTGCGCGATCGCATCGAGCCGCCCAAGGCGTGCCACTGCTGCGGCGGCCAGGTGCGCCTCATTTCGAACGCGGAGATATACGGCCGCGAATACGGCCCCTGGCCTTTCGCCTATCTCTGCAGCCAATGCGGCGCCTACGTAGGCCTGCACCCGGACACGGATCTGCCGCTGGGCATCATGGCCACCAAGGCGACTATCCAGGCGCGCAAGGTCGCCAAGGCCGATTTCCTGGCGCTGGTCGGCGAACGGTATGCAGGCAAGCAGAGCGCCGCCTATGCCTGGCTCGCGCGCGCTTTGGCCATTTCGCCGTCCATCTGCCATTTCGGCATGTTCACCGAACAGCAGGCCGGCCGCGCCGGCGAAGTCTGCCGTCTCGCACGCGAGGCGCGCCAATGACCGTCGCCACCATCTGGGTGCTGTTCGCCTTCTTGCCGGCCGGCCACGACCGCCCGCCGGTCATGCGCATCGAGCGGTTCGAAACCGCTGCGGAATGCGAGCGCGTCCGCGCGATCTTCCCCCGAAATATCACCACCGTCTTTACCTGCCTGCCCAGCCGCCAGATCCGTGCAGGGCAGCGCCTGCCCCTGGAGCCCCGCCAATGAAGCCCACCCGCAAGCTGGTCCGCGCCGACGGCACGGACACCGAATTGCACGGCCCGCACGCGCTGATCGACGTCCGCCAGCTCATCGGCGCCGACGCCCTCGAGATTGTCAGCCTGGGCCAACGCCAGCACGCCATGCTCATCGACCAGTCGGCCGGCGCCAAGGGCCTACCGGTGAACGCCGCGGCGTCCCATCTGTACGAGGCGGCGCGCGGCGAGCCGCGCCCCATCCACGGCGATGTCGTGATCGTGCCCGACACTGACTACGCGAGGGAAGCATGATCCGCCGTCTCCGCATCGTCTGGCGCCGCGCGCGCCGCACGGGCCGCGACCTGGACGCGGCTTCCTACGCGGCCGGCATCGTCGGCGGCGTGATCTTCCTGGCCGCCATGACGGGCGTGCTGGGCCCCACGCTCGATGCCCCGCGCCACCACCCGGCCGGCGCCGAGCGCCACGCCTCGCGCTGAACGGAGCTGCTGACATGGAACCCAACGTTTTCACCGTCCGCGCCTCCAGCTGGGGCCGCCTGTTCGACTGCGCGCACGCCTGGGAAGGCACGCACATCCTGGGCATGAGAAAGCCTGCCGGCGTGCGCGCGCTGCTGGGCACCGCCGTGCACGCCGGCACGGCCGCGTTCGACCGCGCCCGCCTGGACGGCACGGCCTGCACGCCCGACGACGCCGCCGGCGTCCTGGTTGATGAACTGCGCAACCCCGCCCAGGAAGTCGACATGGCGCAGGACGGCCTGTCGATCGACGAAGCCGAGCGCATCGCCCTGGTGGTGCTGGTCAAGTACTGCGCCGAAATCGCGCCCCGCTTCGAGTACATCGACGTCGAGACGACGTTGGACCCGCTCAATATCGACTGCGGCAACGGCATGACCGTGCGCCTGACCGGCACCATGGACCGCGCCCGCGTGGCTGCGACCGAGGGCGGCATCGTGGTGCCCGACGTCAAGACCGGCACGCGCGTCCTGGTCGACGGCAAGGCAGTGACCCAGGGCCGCGCCGCACAGACGGGCACCTACCAGCTCATGTACGAGGCCACCAAAAAGGTCACGACAGTGGGCTCTCAAATCATCGCCCTGTCCACCAGCAGCCGGCCGGCCACGGCCGTAAGCCCCGTTTTCGATGCCCGCCGCGTGATGGTCGGCGAGCCCGACAAGCCCGGCCTGCTCGAACACGCCGCCGCAATGTTCCGCACCGGCCTCTTCCCTCCCAACCCCTCCAGCGTCCTATGCAGCCCGAAGTACTGCGCGCGCTGGTCTTCCTGCCTTTTCCGATAACCAGAGGAGCCCCGCATGTCCCTTCACCCCGTCAGCCGCGACGTGTTCGTCCGGCGCACCGATCAGGCCGGCAAGTCGGTAGTGACCCAGCACCTGGCCTGGGATCCCGCCCAGTTCCTGGTCAGTCAGGTCGAGCAGTACCACCGCGACGCCAAGCCCGAGGAGCGCCAGACCGTCGCGCTCGCCACCGCCGCGGAGTACCGCGACTACCGCAACAGCCACAAGCAAGGACGCTGATTATGACCGCCCAGCAATCCACCAGCATGGCAGACCTGCAGAAGACGAACCAGCCTACCAAAACGCCGCTGGCCGCGTTCAGCCACTTTATGGACAGGTTTAAGCCGCAGCTCGCCCTGGCGCTCCCCAAGCATCTGACTGCCGACCGCATGTCCCGTCTCGCTCTTACGGCATTCAGCAGCAGCACTCAGCTGCAGAACTGCGACCAGCACAGCATCGCAGCCTCGATCATGACCGCCGGCCAGCTGGGCCTTGAGCCCGGCGTCAATGGACAAGGCTACCTGATTCCCTACGGTCGCACCTGCACATTCGTCCCCGGCTGGAAAGGGTTGGTGGACCTGGTCGCGCGCAGCGGGCGCGGCACTGTATTCACCGGCGTGATCTTCCGCGACCAAGAGTACACGTTCACCGACGGAGCGCGCCGCGACCTGGTCATCCACAACGAAACAGACCTGGACGCACCCGAGGACATCACGCATGCCTATGCCATCGGCTGGGTGCGCGATGCCGCAATGCCCATCATCGAACTCTGGCGCGTGTCGAAAATTGAGAAACACCGCGACAAGTACAACAAGGTCGGCCGCAAGCACTACAGCTACCGCGATTGGGAAATGTACGCGCGCAAGGTCCCGCTCCTCCAGGTGCTCAAGTACATGCCGTGCTCGATCGAGGTTTCCAATGCGTTGGCGGTCAGCCACGCTGCCGAGGCGGGCCGCGGTGTCAACATCGAACAAGGCATCGTTATCGACATGGACACCGGCCGCCCGGTCGAGGAAATTGACCGCGAAACCGGCGAAGTGATGCGGCAGGCTGACGAAGGTACGCGCCAGCCGCCTCAGTCTGCCCAACCCGACACCGCGCCCACGAAGGCGCAGGCCGAGGCAGGTAACCCGGCGCACCGCACGGCGACGGCGGCCAGGGCCTCATCCGAGCCGCAGGCCAAACCCACCGAGCAGAACCAAGCCGAACTCCCCACCGCTGGCAACGAAGGCGGCGGCCTGGATCCGGCCAAGGTGGAACACCAGATCCAGAGCGCCAAGACCATCGACGTCCTGGACCTGGCCAGCGACTCGATCGACGGCGTAGACGACCTTGGCGAGCGGGCCCGGCTGCATCAGCTGTACCAATCGAGGCGCCTGTCACTGACGTCCGAGGCCCAGCGCGGCGGCAGCACGCGGCGCCGCAGCGTCCAGGCGCCCGAATAAGGCCAGGTGACCGAAATGGCTTTGTTCCGCAACCTCTCGGTCTACAGCCTGCCCGGCGGGTGGGCTGTATCCCTGCCCCAGTTGGTCGGCATGCTGGAGCAGCATCAATTCGTGCCCACGACCGACCTGCAGGCCGAGTCCACCGGCTGGGCGCCGGTTCACGAGGGCTACGGGCTCGTGCACGAGGTGCAGGGCCATCTGCTGCTGCGCCAGCGCACCGAATCGCGCGTGATGCCCGCCAAGGCGATCGACCTGCAGGTGCAAGAAGCTGCGGCGAAGGTCGAGGAGGCCCAGGGCTACAAGCCCGGCAAAAAGCAGCGCAAGGAGATCCGCGAGCAGGTCATCGACCAGATGCTGCCCGCGGCGTTCCGGCAGCAGGATGATGTCCTGGTCTGGATCGACACCTACGCCGGCCGCCTGGGAATTGACAGCGCCTCGAGCGGCCCGCGCGACGCCGCGGTCGCCCTGCTGTGCGAGAGCATCGACCACTTCGCGCTTGACCGCCTGTCCGTGCGCACGGCGGCGGCCGGCGCGATGACTGCCTGGCTCGCCGATGATGAGGCGCCGGAAGGCTTCACCATCGACACGCTGGCGGACCTGCGGGCGGCTGGCGAAGGTGCGGGCGCTGTGCAGTACGTCAATCGCCCCCTGGACCCTGCGGAGGTACGCCACCACATCCAAAGCGGCATGCAGTGCACTCGCCTCGCCCTGACGTGGCAGGACCGCATCTCGTTCGTGCTGGATGACGAACTGGTGCTGAAACGCATCCTCCCCGCCGACGTCGTGCAGATGGACGTCGAACGCACCGCCAAGACGGAAGCCGAGGAATTCGAGGCTGATTTTTTCCTCATGGCGACCATCTTGCGCGGCCTGGTGGCCGATCTGGTCGACGCCCTGGGCGGCGAATACGTCGACGACCGCCAAGCGGACATGTTCCGCACCAGCACAGGCCCGGCCCTGCGCGCCGACGACACCGACGACGACGGCGACGACCCGCTGCTGGCAGAAGCCCGCCGCGTGGTGGTCGAGAACCGCCGCGCGTCCATTTCCCTTGTTCAGCGCCATCTTCGCATTGGCTACAACCGCGCCGCGTCGCTTCTCGAAGCCCTTGAGCTGCGCGGCGTGGTGACGGCCATGCGCCCTGATGGTGGCCGTGAATTGCTTGCCATCTCCTGAGGAGCAACCTTGCGAATCAACCGTATCACCGTCGAGAACTTCCAGGGCGCCCGCGCCGTGGACCTGCAGTTGCCCACCCCGCTCGCGCTGGTGTCGGGCCTGAATGGCGCCGGCAAGTCGACCGTCGCCGAAGCCGTCCGCCTGGCGCTGCAGGGCACGCCGGAACGGGTCGGCCTGAAAAAAGAGTACGACATGCTGGTCAGCGACGGCGCGAAGCTGGGCGCGGTGACCGTGGAACTGGACGCCGGCGCCGTGTCGATGACACTGCCCAAGGGCGTGGCGGATGGCCAGGACCTGGTGCCGACCAGCCCGGCCCTGCCCTTCGTCCTGGCGCCCGAACGCTTCGCCCAGGCCGAGGCCAACGACCGGCGCAGCCTGCTGTTCACGCTGACCGGCGCGAAGATCCGCCCCGACGATATCGCCGCCCGCCTGCTGGCCCGGACATGCAACGCCGAGCTGGTGACCCAGATCAAGCCCATCCTGCGTACCGGATTCGCCGCGGGCTCGAAGTACGCCAAGGACCAGGCGACCCAGGCAAAGGGCGCCTGGCGCACCGTCACCGGAGAAGCCTACGGCGAGGTCAAGGCCAAGGACTGGGCGGCCGACGAGCCCGCGTTCGACCGCGCGGCACTCGAGAACGCCGGCGCGGAACTGGCCGGCCTGGACGAACGCATCGAGGCGACGGCGCAATCGCTGGGCAAGCTGGTGCAGAAGGCCGAGGCCTACGCGGCGGCGCGCGATCAGGTGGCAGCTCGCCAGGCCAAGGCGGCGCGCCTGCCCGAGCTGACCCGCAAGCTGGAATACGACCTCGCCGAGCATGGCAAGGCAGTCGCGCACGTCGAAGCGCTCCAGCTGCGCGCTGGCGCCGGCCCGCGGACAGGCCTGGTGCACGAACTGGCCCTCTGCTTGGACGACGTCTACAACTGCGAGAAGGTGACCCTGCTGCTGCCCGGGCCGCTCGATATGCGGATCCTCGAGGTGCTGGAGCGCTACGAGGCCCAGTACGGGAAGCTCGACGCCCCCGGGGACGCCGAGGCCGCGGCCGCGCTGCCCAAGGCCATCGATGCCCGCGAGCTGATGGCGCGCAGCGTGGAGAACGACCGCCGCGATATCGCCGCCGCCCAAGAAGCCGCAGCCAGCTTGGAAGCCGTGAACGCTCCGGAGGCGATCGACACCGCCGACGTCGAAGCCGTGCGCGCGCAACTCAACGCCCTCAAGGAGCAGCGCAAGGAAGTGCACGAGCGCGTGCAGGCGCTGCTGAACGCGAAGCAGGCCGCCGACAGCGCGAAACAGCGCACCGCCAATGCAGCGCAGTACCACGGTGAGGTACAGGCCTGGGCCAAGATCGGCGACGCGCTGGCGCCCGACGGCATCCCCGGCGAAATCCTGGCCGAAGCCCTGCAGCCGATGAACGACCGTCTCGCTCACCTGGCCAGCCTGGCCAACTGGCCGGCGGTGGCGATCGCCGGCGACATGGCCATCACCTACGGCGGCCGCGCCTATCGGCTCCTGTCCGAGTCCGAGCGCTGGCGCACCGACGCCCTGATCGGGCTGGCGCTGGCCGCCCAGTCCGGGCTGCGCTGCGTGCTGCTGGACCGCTTCGATTGCCTGGATCAGCCCGGCCGCGGCGACCTGCTGGGGCTGCTCGACACCCTGGCCGCAGACGGCGAACTCGACACCGCCCTGGTGCTGGGCACCCTGAAATCCGCCCCGCCCGCCCCCACCGACCTTTTCACCAGCCACTGGATCGACCACGGCACCAACGCCCAGCCCGCGCTGCGCGCCGCCGCCTGACACAAGGACCACGACATGCAAAACCTGGCACTTTTCTACGACACCGAAACCACCGGCCTGCCGCTGTTCAAGGATCCGTCTGAACACCCCGACCAGCCCCACATTGTGCAGCTGGCCGCGGCGCTGGTCGACCTGGACTCGCGCGAGACGGTCGCCAGCCTGGACCTGGTCGTCCGGCCGGACGGCTGGATCATCCCCGATGAGGGCACCGAGGTCCACGGCATTACCACCGAGTACGCCATGGCGGTGGGCGTACCCGAGACGCTGGCCCTGTCGCTGTTCCTGGAGATGTGGGCCGGACGCAAGCGCATCGCACACAACGAGTCCTTCGATGCCCGCATCATCCGCATCGCCCAGCACCGCGCCGGCGAGCTGGAACACGACCTGGAACGCTGGAAAACCGGCACGGCCGAGTGCACCGCGCGCCTGGCCACGCCCATCCTGAAACTGCCGCCCACCGCCAAGATGGTGGCCGCCAACCGCCACCACCACAAGACGCCCAAGCTGGGCGAAGCGGTGCAGTACTTCACCGGCAAGCCGCTGGAGAACGCGCACAGTGCCCTGGCGGACGTGCGCGGCTGCATGGACGTCTATTTCAGCATCCAGGACCTGCAGAGGGAGGCCGCGTAATCATGCATCCCTACATGAACCGCCACGACCGGCGCCAGGCCCGGCGCGCCGAGGGACGACGGCCTCGGGCGGGGCGCATGGCGCGTCCCGTGGCCGCCCCGATGATTATGGGCTCAGAAATCGTGATGCGCCCCCTGGAACAGCTGTTCGATGAGCTGGACCGGACCGGCAAGGTGTCGGTCAACGCCAAGGGCTACCCGACCTTCGTGGCCTGCGACGGCCACAAGTACGAGGCCGCGCCCGCGATCGAAGGGCTGATCTGGCACTTCGAGATGTGGAGCATCCGCCACGCCAAGGAACTGCCGCTGCAGCCCCTGCGTGATCTGTACATCGCGCTGCACTACCTGGTGCCTATCCAGGAACGCACTATCGAAGGCCTGCGGCACGCACTGCCGATACTGCGCCGTGTGATCGCCTTGGGCCAGCGCGACGACCAGGGCGACCTGTTCCACCAAACCCGCATCAAGATCGCCATGGAGGCGCAGGCATGAGCAAGATCGAAAACACCTGGCGCCTGGCCCCGGTGGCCGCTGCTCAGCACGAGCTGGCCGAGGTTCGCGCCGCCCTCGGCTTTCTTCCCCAAGGCTATACCGCCATGGCTGGCCTGGAGCGCCTCGCCGACCTGCTGGCGGCCGCGGAGCCTTCACCGACCCCGCCTGCAGTCAGCACCGAACAGGATGCCCCGATCACCGTTACCGTGGACCATGATCCGCGCGGCGTCAGCGTTGGCGTGTGGCAGGGATCGCACTGCATCTACAGCGGGGCGCATCCGCTGCCCGCCGCTGCTGGCGACGCGCGGCCCGTGCTGCCGCCGCTCAACGACGATCTTGCCGACATCCTCGGGCGGCCCAACTTCAGATGCGCGGACTTGGCAGAATTGCTGCGGGCGGATGGCAAACAGATCAAGCGCAAGTCCGAGCACGAGCAGGCGGCGGTGATTCACTTCCTGCTGGGCCATTATCTGCAACATGGCTCTGACTGGCGCGAGACGGCCGGCTCTGCCCTCGACGCCATTGCAGCACAACGTAAGGGGGATGCCTGATGGCCCTGCCCTACAGCACCGCGACCAGCGGCGAGAAGGCACTGGGCGAGATTCAGAAACTGCTGCGCGCCTTCGGCTGCAGCAAGTTCGGCAGCATGGTGGACGACGGCGCCGGCGAGCTGCTGGTGCAGTTCGAATACCGAGGCCGCCAGGTGTCCGTGAAGGCGTCGACCAAAGGCTACGCCGCGGCCTGGCTCAAGGAGAACCCGTGGAGTCATCGCCGCACCGGCACGCGGGCCCAGTACGAGAAAAAGGCCATGGATGTGGCGAGCGTCGCCGTGTATTCGATCCTGCGCGATTGGATCAAAGGCCAGATCATGGCCATCGAGACTGGCATCCTCTCGTTCGAAGGCGCGTTTCTCGGTCAGATCATGCTGCCGACGGGCCATACCGTGCTGGAGCATGCAGCGGCGGCCAACCTCCTGCCGGCGCCGGACGGCGGCCAGCAGGTCCGCCAGGCCGCGGAGGGGTGAACATGGCAGTCACAATCACCGATCATGCCGACGCCCGCCTGAAAGAGCGTCTCGGCCTGCCGAAGTCGGCCCGCGCTGCTGCCGCGCAGCGCGCCTTCGATCAAGGCAAGCGGCACGGCGACGCGGCCGGGAAGCTCAAGCGCTTCTTGGACAAGTGCTGGCTCCAGCACCGCAGGGCCAACAATGTCCGCATCCACGCCGAACACATCTGGTTTTTTGCCCACGAAACCCTGGTGACCGTCTACGAGGTGCCCAGGAACATGCGAGCGGGCGCAAAGGACTGAACTATGAATGAACAGAACAAGATCGCGCAGCCGGCGATTGTCGTCACGCTCACTCGCGCCCTGGGTGCGTATGGCGCAGCGTTCGACCTCCCCGGACCGCACCGAGCATTTACGTACCACCACCAGCCGGGGAATATCGGGGCGCACCGCCTCGGTGCCGCTTGGCAAAAGGCAGCCAGCAGTAGTTCGGGCGACCTCATCGACAAAGGGCTGGGGCTGCTCAAGGCCCTACTGGAGGTCGGTTTCGGTGTCTTTGAGGTGTCGGAAATTGCCGCCCCTGTAGCCGAAGAGCGGGCTGCACGCCCTACCGACGTATGCAAAGCCGGGCAGGCCGATGCCGTGCTGTGCGCGAACGACGAGTGCGACCGCGCCAACGGGGTGCGGCCGCCCATGTGCCGCATCCCCGGGGTCCGCGAGGACGTGCTGCGACGCGCCGCCCTGGCAAGCGCCCCTGTAGCCGGGGAGGCAGTGGGCGTCGTGCAGCCCAACGGCAATACCTTCCGTCTTTCGCGGCCGCTGCCGGCGGGCACCAAGGTCTATGCCGTGCCCCAGGCCAGCGCCGAGGCGGGCGATGATGAGCTGGTTTACTTGGGCGCCACAGCGCCGCCTGTGCCGGCGTGGCTGCTGAAAAGCGCGCGGCGCATCAGCCACTACATGGCGACGCATCACCCCGGTGAGTGGGCCATCTACGGGATTCAAATCCGGCGCGAGCCCAAGGCTTCCGCACAAGGAGGCATCAGTGGCTGAGAACAGTAAGATCGAATGGACCGACCATACTTTCAACCCGTGGGAAGGCTGCCAGAAGGTCGGGCCCGGCTGTGACCACTGCTACGCAGAGACGCGCAACGCCCGCTTCGCCGGCGGCCGGGCTATCAACTGGGGGCCGGGCGCGCCGCGCCGGCGGACCAGCGCCGCCAACTGGCGCAAGCCGCTGTCCTGGAACGGCAGCCCGTTCTACCAATGCCTGGACTGCGGATGGCGTGGACACGGCGCGGGCAAGATCAACGGGGGCCTGCCGGTCTGCCCGGTGCCGAAATGCGCTTCCCTGAGGCTGGCCCCAGCTCGAGCGAGGGTGTTCTGCGCCAGCTTGGCTGACGTCTTCGACAATGCCGTGGACCCGGCCTGGCGCGAGGATCTTTACGGGCAGATCGAGGCCACGCCCAACCTGGACTGGCTGCTGCTGACGAAACGTATCGGCAACGTAGGCAACATGCTGCCTGTGCCGTTCGACTTCGACCGGATGTATCCCAACGTCTGGATCGGCGCCACCATCGTGAATCAAGCCGAGGCCGACCGAGATATCCCCAAGCTGCTCGAGTTGCCGGCGCGCGTTCGCTTCCTGAGCATGGAACCGCTACTCGGGCCGGTCGACCTGGGCGCCGCCTGCCGGCGCGCTGGGTTGCACCTGGGCGAGGCTCTGGACTGGGTAATCGTCGGCGGCGAGAGCGGCCCCGGGGCACGCCCCATGCATCCGGCCTGGGCCGCCAGCCTGCGCGACCAATGCCAGAACGCTGGAGTGCCGTTCCTGTTCAAGCAGTGGGGTGACTGGGCGCCTGGATCTGGGGATTTCGGCGCCGGCGGCTATGACACCGCGGCGGTTGCCTGGGACGGTCGTGTTGCGCGCGACGACTACCCGGTCGGCGCAACGAGCGCCGATGGCTGGTCGATGGTTCATCGACCGGGCAAGGTGGCTGCCGGCCGGCTGCTCGACGGCCGCGAATGGAACGAGGTGCCGCAATGAAAGAACGGCCTATCCCTTTCAACGGAGCGATGGCGCGGGCGTTGCTGGCCGGCAACAAGACGCAGACGCGGCGGGTCGTGAGGCCGCAGCCGGCCGGCGCGTGGGCGGCTCCCGGGAAAACGTCATGCCCCTACGGCCACCCCGGTGACCGCCTGTGGGTGCGTGAGCCCTGGCGCAGCACCGCCGACCTGGACAGGTGCAGCGGCAGCCAGATCGCCGACCTGTGCCTGGACGCCGGCTACAACGTGCCCTGGGCTCCGATCCAGTACGAAGCCGACGGTGCGAGGCGTGACTGGAAGCACACCGGCACGCCACCCCATGACGGTCCGCCCCAACCGGGCAGGTATCGCCACGCCCGGTTCATGCCGCGCTGGGCGAGTCGGCTTGAGCTGGAAGTGACCGGCGTGCGCGTAGAGCGGTTGCAAGGCATCAGCTACGAGGATGCGCTGGCGGAAGGCGCATTCGACCCGCGCTTGTTCGTGGGCGACGAATGCCGCGACGCCAGCGTCGAATCAGCCGACGAGCTGGCGCGCCGCCTGCAATGGCCGCAGCGCTCATTCCGCGAACTGTGGAGCAGCATCAACGGCGCCGAGTCCTGGGACGCCGACCCCTGGGTCTGGATCGTCGAGTTCAGGAGGATCTGACATGCAAAAGCGCTGCTTCAACACCGTTGAAGCCCAGCAGTACCTGGGCGTCAAGCGCCGGTTCTTCGAAGCCAAACTCGCCCCGCTGCTCGCTGGCAAGGGAGTCCAGGCCGGCACATCGGTTGTCTATGAACGGGCCGATCTCGACGCGGCCTGGGACCGCTATAAACTGACGGCGGGCAATGAGCGTCCCGCGCCCAAGAACGGAGTACGCAAATGGGACGTTCTAGAACAAGTGGCATCTACCCGTCGCAAGACGGCACGTTCGAGGTCGACGCCCGATATAGGGGGCACCGAATTCGCAAACGTGGTTTCCAAAATCAGGGGGACGCCAGCGACTACCTGATGCAACGCAAGGCCGAAATCCGTGACGACATGACCAACGGAGTTCGGCCAAAGGTAACCCTGGCCGCTGCGGCGGCCAGATATCTGCTGGAGAAGGAAGGCATGCCATCGGCGACGGCGTCAACCTACGCGCTTGAGCCGCTGGTGGCCCTCCTTGGCTCTTTAACATTGGATCAGCTCGACGACGACGCCCTCGTGCCATTTATCGAGGAGCGCAAGGCGTTCGGCTGGGCCGACAAGACGGTCAACAACAGCCTGGAATGCGTCAGGGCCATCTGCAACCGCGCCGCAAGGCGATGGAGATTCCCGAACCGCATGACCTGGCTGGAGAGCGCTCCCCACATCAGCCTGCTGAAACTCGAAGATCAGCGCCCTCCCCGCCCCATAACCTGGGCCGAGCAGGACAGGCTCCTGGCCAGCGCGCCAGGTTACTTGGCGAAGGTGCTGCTTTTCGACTTGAATACCGGCGTCCGGCGAAATGTCCTTTCGAATCTGCGGTGGACCTGGGAACTCCCCCTCGAGATCCGCCCTGGCCTGGTTCGTTCGGTCTTCATCGTGCCGCGGGAGTACGTGAAGGGGCGGAAACGGGAGAGGATCATCGTTTGCAACACAACCGCGCAAGGCATCGTTGACAGCCAGCGGGGCAAGCATCCGGAATTCGTTTTCACCTACGTAAAGGATCTCCCCAAGTGGGCGCGGCTCGCTAAAGGCCCACACCCGCTGGGCTGGACGCTGCCCGAGCGGCCTCACAAGACGCTCGCGGATCGATTCGAGTATGCATGGGGTAAGACTCGGACGGCTGCTGGCATGGCGGATCTGCACCTGCACGACCTGCGCCACACCCTCGGGATGCGCTTGCGGGCTGCCGGGGTCTCGGATCGGACCCAAAACGAGATCCTATGGCACAAATCCGGCAGCATGACGGATCACTATGCCGTGGCGCAGCTGCGCGAGATTTACGACGCTCTCGAGGCTATCCAGGCCCCGGGCGCAGACGGTGAATCGCTCAACTTGCTGGCCATCATGCGGGAGAGGCGACAACAAGAAGTCCCCCAAAAGTCCCCCAGCCTGCGGCTGGTGGCCTAAGGGGAATCCCGTAAGTCGTTGAAATAACTGACAGTAATGAAAGGGCATAAGGAAATCCCGATTAGGGAATTTGCTTATGCCCTTTAATTATTTGTACGGCGCATACTCGATACGTAAGAATTCGTCCTTGGCATAAAGCAAGAAAG